ATCACGATATTTAATGAATACATCGTAATCATTCCTGTTTACTAATTTAATTTTAGTAACTTCTTCTTTTGTAGGTTTAATAACCTCTTTAATTTCTTCTTTTACTACTACTTCACTAACTTGATCTTCATTAGTAGCAATATCTTCAGTTGTCTTAATTTTTGGCATTTGTTAATAACTCCATAACAGGTTTAAATGAATCATCAATAATTTCATTTCCATCACAATCATAAACACTAAATCGTATTTCTTTTACGGTAGGTATTTGATCTTCAGGTAAATTTATAAACGATGCGAAAGAACCAGATATTTTACCTGATCCTGTTAATGATTTATAATAATTTTGGTCAAGAGAAAAGTTTATACTTTGTAATTCATTTTCCCAAATAATAGAATATTCAAAAGGTGGGATAGAATCTTCTTTTGAAGTGTATATTCTTATTGATGAAATCTTTCTTAATCCTAATTGCAAATTCCAATCTAATTCAAACTGTTCAAGCTCTATCATATTAGTAGAGTAATAAGTAAAATTGAAAGTGAATTCACATAAGGCTGTATTAAAATCAGTATTTCCATGTAGATCACAATACAATCTATTAGGTCTGCCATTTAAAGCACTTGGAATAAGATTAGACCTATTCCACGCTAACATAGGTAAAAGCTTTCTATCTTCAAAAATCTTTTTCTGGTCTAAGTCAATAGGCTCACGATAAAATTGTTCAACCCTACCTGCTGTAATAGCCCTTTCATACATTTCTTCAGGGTCAAATACAAAGCTATGGATCGTTTTTCTACATTTAGATAATACCGCTTGACTTAGTGCGTGGATTATATCTGTTGGAGTTATAGAAGTTTTACTAGGTGTAGCCATTCTTTACTCCTGTACGTTAGTTATTCTAAATCTATATGCACTAAACTGATAATTACCAATCAATTCAGGATAATAGACTTTAAATTTTATTTGGTGCGTATCACTATCAATCAACAACACATCACCATGCTCAATAGGAATTTCAGATATACAATAAACATAACCTGGGTCATCAGTTAAAAGACTTGCTGATTGGTTACTAATGGATCTCCATTGCATAGTATTTAATAACACCCTAACCCTAACTAATTCTTCATAGGAATCATCGATTGATTGTTCTAAATTTAAATTAGTTTCTTGACCTGTATTGTGTTCAAACAAATCTACGTCTTCAATATTTTCAGCGGTGATTGGCTTATCATAAATACTAGTTGATGGCGTTCTTGATAAATCTGAACCACCGTAAATACCATAAACCTTATCCGTTACTCTATCTTTATTTTTTCGATATAAGATACAGTCAATGCCTGTTGCTTTAATCGATGATATGATTAGATTGTTTGTATATTTAGTTGTAGCCCTTTCAATTACTTCATAAACATTTCTATTTCGCATAACACTACATCCTAATTGCTAAATGATAAGAACTTGTTTCTCTGATTAAGTCCTGTGTAGCTTGTAATAGCTCTTTTCCTTCACTTAACAAATCAGTGGCATTGGTTGTAATAGGTATATCATTTAATACAAAACTAGCCCTACCGCTACCTATAGCGATCATAAATCTTGCAACAAATAGATCTACAAAGTTAGAACTAAAATCTAATGTTTCAATCCCTCCATCTTTGTAAGTATGAGGTGCGTAATAATCTACTGTGTAAATATCTTTAGGGTATTGGAAAGTTAAATAAGGTGCAATGTAACGCCACCTTAAACTAGTTGCAAATCTACCTACGCTTGCATTAAATAAAGGGTAAGCCTGATAACGCCTACGCCTAATGTTTGTAATATTCAATGGTATAACGCCATCACGCTCTACAGTAAATTCTTTATCATCGTATAAAATAAAGTCTTTCTGTTTACGAACTGGATTATACTGACTAAACCATTGCAATTCTGATTTTATGATAAGTTCTAATCTATTTTTGTCTATTTCAATATCTTCAATATCTAAAATATATTGACCTGTTCTTAATAAAGCTGTTTCAGTTAATTCTTGATAAGTTAGCATAATCCAATTTCCTTTATTATTTATTTAAACTTTTCTCAATAGATTTTATTAAAATCTTAGGATTAGGTAAAACTGTTAAAATATTAGAATTAGACCTAGCACTTTTTAATCTATTATAGTTATCTTCATACTCATATCTAGAATCTTCAGCTTTGTCTTGATCACCTTTGCTTAAATAAAAATATACGTTTTGCATAGCTTTTAAAGATTTTTCAGCTAGTTTAGATAAACCTAAAACAAATTCAACACTTCTATTAATATTATCTTCTAAGTTATCAATAGAATATGGGTTATTTTTCTCAAAAGATAAATCTAAATCCTTAAAAATAGCTTCTATTACTTTCTTTTCAAATTCAGTAGAAAAAGTATTATTAGTTGATTTAAATTTTATATTTGCTTCTGATAATTTTTTTAAAGATTCTAATAATCTAGTAGCTCTTGATTTATTCATTTTTTTTCTCTTATTATTTAGTGTGAATTAGGCTTTTTCTACGTTTCATAGATATTTGCCTATTTCGTTTTGTACTAGATTTATTCGCTGATTTCTTAGCTGCTTTCTTTCTATTCAAAATTTCCTTTTGGGTCATTTTAACTAACTTCCCATCTTGAACTTTATAACCTTTAGGAACATCTTCATATTCCCACTTCCAAACAACCTCTTTCTTACCATTGCGAATACGTTCTTTTCTTACTTTCTTTTTCTTAAACTCATAAAGAAATAAACTCATTATTTCCTCCTAATCATTTTAGCAAATCGATCAATAGATTTCTTGGGTCTAGATAAATAAGACTTAACTCTTTGATCAGCTTTTAACATTCTGATTGAAATAAGTTTCTTAATGAAAGTAAGTAAGTGTTTACATATCCCTGGGATATGTAATGGGTTTTTTTCTGGGTAATGTGTTGTTTTTCTTACATAAGGAATACGCGGGCCAAGTAAAGCTTTTTTATCACCTAACCACCAGTGCCACTGAAAGCGATAGTCGCTACACCCACAGCGAGTTAAAATATGGTGTTCGCTAGTTGGCTTTTGAATGAAATAAATTGAACCATCTAGATCCTTATATTTCATTGTACATTGTCTAGTACGCTTATCTGAACTTAATATACCATTGAATACTAACCTAACTTGGTAAGTAACGCCTTTTTGTGATCCTGATGCAACTACTGCTTGCATAAATAGCTGTTTATTTTGTCTAACATAACGCATAGCATACTTAAGAACTTTACCACTAGGATATTGCATATTCCTTAATTTATCTGTTTCAATTATTGCATCTACTAGTTTCATATTGTTACTTGCCTATTAAATTATTTATCTTTTTTGGTTGCTTTTTTAGGTTTAGCAACTTTTCCTTCTTCAGTTTCAGTGCTTTCAGTTTCTTCTACTGTATCTTCAGTAGTCTCAGCTACTTCTTCAACTTTTTTAGGCTGTTCAGCTACTTTTGCTTTTTCTACAACTTTTTCTTCTTGTTCAATTGCTAAATCAAAGTCTAAAGTATCTTTGAAAATATCTAATACTTTTTGATAACCTTTTACTAACTGACCATTTGGGAATACTAAACTAGATTTAGGCTCTAATACTAAAGTGTAAGCTGTAACGTTATTTAAAGCTAAACCACCTTCTGATTTATTTGTTAATTTCATTATTTTACCTTTCTTTTAAATTAAATACGTAAAAAAAGGGGAGGAGAGGTTAAAATCTCTTCTCCCCTTTAAAGGTTAGACTAACTTAAAATTAAGATTTTTTAATTTTAACTTTTAAGCCTAAGTTTGGATTCACAGTTTTAATACCTGCCCAAACACCAGCTGCCATTGTGTTACGGAATGGGTTGTTAGCATGTTGAACAGTATTAGTAACCATTAATGGCATAAATGGAGCATATACTAACGGAGCATTGAAGTAGTTGCTATCGTTGTTGTTAATACATACCATATCACCATCTTCTACGCCTTTAACATTAGTTGCACGGATTACAGGGATACCATCATAGTAACCGTAAAGACCTACCGCTACACGAGAAGCATCTTCATCCATTACAAAGTCAGGCATACCACGTAAGGTAGCTGCTGCTGTTGAACCAACGATAATACGGTTGATTGCGTTAGCACCTGATGCTTTATGTAATGCGATTTCAGCTTCAGCGATAGTATCTACAAATGAAAGTTTGTGTTCGGCATAACTTACACTTGCTGGAGGTGTACGATCAAACTCGATAGTAGTTTGTTTAGCTGTAGTTGCTAATTCAGTTACCGCACGAGTGTTCATTACACGAGTTAATTCTTGTGTAAGGTCAGTCGCTACTTCATCAATCGCTGTTTTACCAAAACGATTTTGGAAAGCGAAAGATGCAAAGTGACCCATATCAGTCGCTAACGCCATAACTTCAGCTGTAATATCAGTTGTTTGTAATTGAGTTTGAACTTTAGTGATTTCGTTTGCACTATCTACATCACGATCAGCGATAATAGTAACAACTTTATCACCTGTGATAGTTGCTGTAGGATCTACAACAACTTTGTAAGCACCAGTTTGATAATCAATTGTACCTTCAAAACCAAATGCTACAAAGTGACCTTCGCCATCATCTTTACCAAAACCAACACCGTCAATAGCTACTTCAACATAGCGTGGACGAAGTGGTAAATATTTAGAATCAATGTTACCTTGTACTGTTTTAACTGTGCCACTTACTTTATTTGGTAAAGGTAATTTAACACGAGCTGCACCTAAAGTACCATCACCTGGGTTATCAAGATCACGTGGATCAGAGATTACGCCTTTGGTATTTTGGTAAGTTTTATCGTTAGTAGTAGTAGTTTTGAAGTAAACAATTGTGTGTTCTTCTTTAACAGGTTGTACACTTGCTAAAAGTGGAATAACAGAGTTAGCATTTGCTGCTACGATTACTTCACTAGCTACTTGTGGAACAGCACCCAAAGCACCTAAGTTAGACATAGATTCTTGGAATTTACGATAATCTTCAAATTGGTCTAATTGCTGACCAAGTGCTGCGATTTCAAAAGAGCTTAAAGACTCACCAATGCGAGTTTTCTGAGCACCTTTTTCGTATGCTTCAACTAATGTTTTATATTTTTTGTGATAGCCTTCAGCCATCAAATCTACTGATTGTTCGTTTAATTCACGATTTTTAGACATTCTTAATTCCTCTAGAGTTTAAGCTTTAATAAGTTTACTAAGTAAACGATTAGAACCTGCATTTACATTACGAGATTCTTTGAAAGATTTTTTACCAGCCATTTTACGGGTGCCTGATTTACCTTTGCTTTCAGCAATACGTTTTATGCGAGATAATCTACGTAAGGTTACAGAGCTTAAAGATTCACCGATTACTTCACCATCTTCATCTTCTTCATCACCTTCAACGCCTTCTTCATCTTCGCCATCTTCTTCAGTAATATCAACATCAGCATCACCTTCAACGGTAGCAACGCCATCTAATACTGTTTCAATTTCTTCGTTAGATAAACCTTTAGCTTTAAGTAAGTTGATTGCTTCAGGATCAGCACCATATTCGTCAGCTAATTCTTGTAATTCAGCTTGTTCAGATTCTTCAGCAAATTTCTCAATTTTAGCAAAAGCATCTTTGATTTCATCAACAGTACCTAATTCACGGTATTGATCTAATTCTTCTTGTACTTCTTCTACAGTACCTAAAAGATCACGGATTTCTTCTACTGAACCTAAGTCATCAAACTCAGCTAATTGAGTTTTAGCTTGTTCTAAGTCAGTACCAGCTTGATCATTTTCAGCTACTTTAGCTTCTAATTCAGCTTTTAATGCTTGTAAACGTTCAATTTCAGCGGTTAATTCTTCGATAGTTTCAGCACCTTCTTCTAAGTTTTTCTCTAAGTCTTCAGGTTCGCCTAATTCTTCAAATTTTGCTAATTTTTTAGCTGATTCTTGTAATTTAGCTAATGCACCTAATGCACGGTAGCCTTCTAATTCAGCTTGTGATTTTGCCTCGTTTACTTTAGCTTCAGTTAAAGCCTTTTGTAATTCTTTAGCATCTTTAGCTGACAAACTATATTGTTCAGTCAAGAAAGATACTTGTTTTTCTAATTGTTCTGTAATTACATTGACATCTGCCATTGTATTGTCCTCTTGAGTTTTATTTTCTTTGTTGTGTTTTTGTTCTTGTAAAATCGGTTTAGCTTGCTTGTATCCAGGATCGATAACAAAGTCGATTCTTTCTAAGCTAAAATCAGTCGGATCAACAATCTCCGCACCTGTAGGTGATTTATCTTCTTGTATCCCACCGTAAGCCCTAGTTGATACAGAAACCCTACTACCAGCCCTTAAAAGCGTATTTAATACTCTACCAGGTTCTGTGTTTAAGATTAAGTATTCAGCCATTCCAATATTATTCTCATCAATCCAAACTTTGCTTACAATGTGAGAATGAATACCATTTCTAACTTCATTATCAGTCATTTCAGGATCATGACCGATTGTACCGAACACTAATTTATTCTGTAGTCGTTCTTGAAATTCAGGATTGTTTATTGCATTTTCCCAAGCTTCTCTAGGATAATGAACATTATTTCTAGAAGTAGTATCAGGGAAAAAAGAAGGGCCAGATACCCTAGCTAAAATATGAACACCATCAACAACTGAACTGCCTTCTGATTCTTGTAAGACTTGAAAGCCTGAACCTTTTTTACTTTCCCAAATCGAATTAAAATAGTTCTTTTCAGTCATTTAATATTATCCATTATTAGTAGTAGTATTAAAGCGTTTCAAAATATACTGTAAAGATGCCTTGCGTGGAGCTGTGATAACTACATTAGAACCTTCTAATTTAACACTTGCCTTGCTTGAGAAACGAGATAATACTTCTTTCCTAATCTTAGCAAATTTCTTACTAGCATTTTCTAATGTAATAGTCTGTGTAGCATCGCTCATTTCACGATTCAACGCATCCACGGTAGAGGCAGACTCTAACAATGATTTAGCTTTATTTAATGCTGTTGCATACTTCTCTAATTTCATTTAGATTCCTCTATGTTATTTCGGTTAAGATCATCAGCTAATTGATTCGCATCTTTAGCATTCAAATCTATCTCTTTCTTTTTGAAGACAGATAAAAACGGTGAGTTTGCCGTTGATAAAGTGTCTTTGATAGTCTCGATTATTAAATTCTTATCAATTTCATAATCTGAGCCTTGTACAATATCTTCTAATCCTTCTAATAAGGCTTTTGTATTTTCGATTGATGCTATAACTAAGTCTTGTGTTTCTAAATTTTGTAGCTCATCAACGTTTAAATTATTCCTTAATTGAATATCAAGATCGGATATTAAGATATTTTTGTCAGGAAACTTTTCAGAAATATGCAATAATGCAATGAATTTCAAAGTCCTAACAATATTTTTAGAAATACGTTTCACCTTTTTGGCATAACGCACTGCTGTTTTAATGTTCTCTTTTGATTCAATTGAACCATCGAATAACTCTTTGCTGATACCTAGTGAATTTAACAACCTACCTAATGAATCTTGTACCGCTTGTAGATTAGAAGCATTGTTGGAAATATCACGCCCTGTATCAATCATAGTTGGGGTAGAACGTTCACCAGCAATTGGAATTACTTTAACACTTGCTAATTCTTGTAAAGTAACTTCAAGATTTTGTAAGTTTTGTGTTTTGGTAAGGTTATCATTCAATAAGTCATTATAAGTCTGTGTAATTTCAGCCAACTGATCAACACTATAAGTCTGTGGCAATGGAATACCTACCATTTTTGGGGTAAGTACATCACCGATAGAACGATATACTGTGTATTTATCAAGTGCTAATACCTCTTTTAATTTATCCAATACAGGATAAATAAAAGATTGGCTTGTACGAACTTTTAATGACCTAGGCAAAATCTTAGCTAAAAAGTCAGGAGATTTTGATTTTATTGATTGTGTTTCGTCTTCAGGTAGTAATAATTTGCTAAATGTTAAGTCAATACTGAAATATACTAATTCAGTAATATCCATGTATTGATAGCCATATTTTTTCTTTCTACCGTTGGATAAGTAATTTGTTTGATTAGTGTACCCATAACCTTGACCTGCACTAAACGTGTCAATATCCATTACTTGATTGTTTACATAATAGAAAATTGGTTCATTTTTAGTATCAGTAATTGCTATAACTTGGTTAGGATATAGATCATCAACTAAATCAATAACGCCTTTACCTTCAGCAATAATAGGTCTTAATGGATATACACCATAATGCAATAAGTCAGGCATAATTGATTGTAGAATCTCTACAATGCCTAACTTATCAAATAATTTTTTAACTTCTCTCTCTACTTCTTCGTCTTTAGATACCGATACGATAACAGCATCAGCTGAACTTGTATCATTTAAAATATCGTTTGAAAGAATATCGTAAATCGCATTAACAATGTAATTATTGCGATATTCAACCAATTCTTTAAAGTATCTATCTCTTGTTTGAACTGTTGAACTTAAAGTAGAATTTAAGTAATTTAAAATAGATTGCAAAGAACTTGTACGCTTAAATTGAGCTAATTGATTTAAACCTGTAGCTAGTTCTTTACTTAGCGTGTTATCTACTTTTGACATTATCTACTAGCTCCTAATAATTTGTTTTCAAAGCGTTTAAACATATTTGTACTTCCTGTTCTTGACATCATTCTAATACTTGTATCAAGGTTTTGAATATTTTGAGAACCTGCTGATTTACTTAGATTAGTTGAACAAGTCCAAATTGAACCACATAGACTATCTAGAATATCTTTTGAAGAATCAGGGGGATGATCAAACTTCTGATCCAATTCCTCTAAATCCCTAACCTCTCTTTTCAATTTTTCAAGATTAGGTGCTTGTAAACGACCTTCTAAAATAATATTTCGTAAGTTGTTATATGGGTCTTTTGTTCTATCTACAGAAACTAAATCAGTAGTAAATCCTTTCAACATTAAATTTTGTCTTAAGTTAGTTGATTGGTAGCCATCAGTTGTTATCATTGCGATAGGATAACCTAAGTCTCTAGCTGTAACGATAAAGTCTTGAATCTTATAGATTGGCACTTCATGACCTGGAACAGCTCTAATTTCCATACACCACTCCGTAACGAACAATGGTACTTGGTCAATAGATTTTTTGCCTGTGATTGGGTCATAAATTTCACGTGTATCAAATCCTTTAAAGTAAGAACATGACATACCTGTACTATCTGATTTAATACCTAAGTCAATGTGTATAAATCTTGGTGAACTAGTGATATAAGCCAATTTCTTAATATCAATGAACTTATCTAATGTTTGATCTTTATTAAAGAAATCTAATTCAATCATTTCCTGCTGAACAGGGTTAGGTTGATTAAATGCTTCGTTGATTGTTTGTGCTGAACTAATAAACGAGAATGTACTGAATGTTGATACACCAGCCAAATCCCTTAATGCCTTAAGTATATTGAAATGAAATGCTTCCCAATGCTCCACTGGTACATCAATAATCCTTTCAGGACTTTTTACAGTCGCTAATCGGTATTCATTTGTTTCATCTACAATAAATGGATCGACATATTCATCCCCAGCATAAACTTTAAACATTTTACCACTGTAAGCCCCTGTATGCCATTTTGCTTGCCAGTGAGTATATGAAAAGATAGTAAAGTCTTTAACGCCTTTTTTACGTTTTTCTTCAATCCTAGCATCTAAGAATGATCTATTACCTTTACTTGAACTATCTAATACAATATGACCAAATATTTCTCTATTTGAAGTAGCAAAACGTGAAGCCCTACGAACAGCGATTGTATCTAAGTTATCTTCAGCTTGACCACCTACTACCGTCATATCATTGATTTCTGAAAAGATTGCTCCAATCGTTGCTTGACCTAAAAAGTTTTCACCCCTAGAACCAACAGAAATATCAATGTTGTTGATAAAGTAGGTTTTACCTTTTTGCTTACCTTTGGTAACTAATACTTTTGATTTAAAGAAAGGACTATTTGCTACCCAATCTTCAAACTGTGACCACAAAACACCTTTCGCTAGTTTCTGTGTGGCATTTACTAATGCAATTGAAATTACAGTAGATTCGACCAAACCGTAATATTGGTGTGGGTTTTTTAAACAAAGTAATTTACATAAATCATACATTGAAACTAATAAAGCAAATGTTGATTTACCTAAACCAATACCACCTGATAATACTATTTCACCAGCCGGGGAATGATAAGGTGTAGGAAATACTTCCCTAGCTGCCTCTTTCCAAATTGGATAAAGCGTATCACCTAGTGATTTACCTAAATAATATGGGTCATGTATAAAATCATCTATATCAGGCACGTTCTCTTGAAAGCCTGTTAATTTAGCCAAACTATGTAAAACATCAATGCTTACTGTTTCGCCATTTATTTCATACGTCCTAACTTTTTTTTCGTCCATTCTTTAACCTCTAATTTTTAGTAAGTTCAATTAGATTGATAAAGTGGATAGAACCTACTTATTCTTTATTTCTTATTTAGGGAATAGACAAATAGGAAAGAAAATGAAGGATAAAATTATTAAGGGAAGAATGAAAAACCTTAATAATTAAAAGAACCTAGTTATCTACTCTCTAAATAAGAAAAATAGGGATTGTACTTGGAGAATCATACAATCCCTGATTAGCCTAACGTATTGGCTACAACTGTTTATCGTTTTATTGTTATTGTTATTTGATTGGTTTAAATTTAGTAAGTAAGTCTCTAGCTTGATCTTGCATTTGTTTCTCATCCATGTGTTCATCAGTTTGATTAGACTGTGAATTTTCCAATAGAATGATTTTACTTTGTAGATCATCAATATTGATTGAATCACTAGTTGTCTTAACATAATTTAAACTTGCTTGTTGTGTTTGAATCGCTAGTTTGTAGCGTTCCATTTGTTCTTCAGGTGTAAGCATTTCAAATACTGATTCGTCAAAGATTAAATCTTCTAACGCCTCAATACATCTTGACATTTTTGCTACTCTTTTTACTTCCCTTTCTGCTGTTGAGAAAAGAAGTAAATTCAAACCTATAGATTTAGCTTTCAATTGATTAACATCAATTTTCTTTAGGTCTGATACCGTTGCAACTTCCATACTTGACATAGTTTTACCTTTTTTTCTTAACCAAAATAATATAGGGAACGAACCTAGCATTTTCTAGGTATTTTACTCTTATCTATAATATACTTATTTTGTTAAAAAATTTTGCCTATCGTATTTTAGCGTATAATGCCCTTAAATCGTTCATATTCGCTTTATTTTTGTCAAGATGATTTACCCTACATACTCGATAAAAAAGTTCGTGTATGGGCTTTATATTGCGTTTTATGGCTATATGTTTTTATACAGTTTTTAGACTTGAATAAATTTTATACTTTTTACTTGCTTTTTTCCTACTTGGCTATATAAATTTATATAAAAATAATAAATCAATTATAACCTATCTAAATCAATCTATATTGCAATATTGTTTTTAGGTATATGATTGTATAGGTTGATTGAGAAAGTTCGTTAGAATTGATTTTAAAGCTATTCTCATTGATATTTGAAAAGTAGTATTGATTGAATAGCTTTCTTTCAGTCTAAAAGTGGTTTTTGATCCTTTATGATGGGGTGGAACGAAGTGTAACCCTCGTCATAAAGGAGATAAAGATTAATAAGAATTGAAAGATTAGTTTATTTCTTAGCTCCGATGGCATCAAGCCAGAAGGAGCTAAGAAAGGTAAAGATTGAAAAGATTTATTTTATTAACAAGTTTAGAATGGTGGAAAAGCCCTATGGGGCTTTTCCCAAGTAATATAATTCTTTATCTTTTATTTTAACTTGAAGAAACTTAATCTATTAGACTTTACTTATTTTTTCTTGCGATAGCAAGGATCTTATAAGTTTTTTCTAATCTTTCAATTTCTTTATGGTGAGTTGGCTGATTTCAGCCAACTCCAAAATCATATTAAAGATTTTTAAAGTATTCTTTCCAATTATACAATTCATCTCCTGGGGTCTGGGGTGCATGGTGCGGTAGCACCCCTTGACCCCAGGATCAAAAATTAGCTTTTTATGTGTTACTTTTTTTTTAGTTTCTTAGTATTTTATATATAATAATAAAAAAGATACACATGGTAACAACACAAATTCAAACTAAAAAGAGATTGCTAAAAAAAAGTAACATGAGAAGTATTGACAAAGTTATTTTTATACACTAAACTAAGTTCAACTTAACTGAGTAATCCTCTCTTGGTTAAGTTGAAAGAGGAAAATGTATGATAAAAATTGAAAACTTTAAAGATCACCAATTCTTGTCAAAGATGTGTGATGAAAATGGTTGGATTTTAGACCAACATACAGAAATTTTAAGAGGCGTTGAAACATACTCAAAAAGGCAAGTTTTAGCTTGGGGATGTGGATCAGGAAAAACCTCTAAACTAGCTGTAAATTGTGCTTTTACTTCAAGACCTACACTTGTTGTACTATCTACCAACGAAGAAGTAGATAGATTAGTTCAGTTAGTAAAAGCGTTAAATAGTAGTTGTTCAATTATTGGTCTTCACAGTAATAATGAAGAACTGATTAATAAAGTTAATCAAGACCACAACTATTTAAAACAATACAAAGTGCTTGTAACAAACAATTATCGCTTTTTTAATACCGCTAAAACAATTTTATTTGGTGTTAATAATGATTCTCTAATTAGGGAAATACTAGGAAAATCAACTCAGAATAGAGAAGTGGTGTTTTTTGATGAATTTCCAAAGCTATATAGTAGTTATAGCACAACTATGAAAGATATGTATTTTGCATTAGGTGTTAGCTTTATGAAAATGAAGTATAGCCCTGATCTTAGTTTAGGTAGATTTAACTATGCAAGTGATCAGTTTATGCGACATATTGATTATTGTTTAAATGATAGTGAGTTCTTAAGAAATGCTTTAGGTGTTGAATATGTTCCAGATAATTCTAATTTTTTACTACGAAGATCCTATCAGGAAAAAGTAGGAAAGTTATTAGATTTATTTTTAGAAGACCCTGAAGATTTTGATAAAGGTAGCAAGCCATTGTCAATTATGGAAACAGTTGAGACAATTGTACCAGATAATGCTAAAGTAATTATACTAGATGCTACCGCTGATATACTTTTCAATACTTCTAAAAAATGGGAAATAGACACAAAGTACCCTAGTAATGCTAAAGTGGAGAAAGTTACACTATTAGATTTAAAAGCTAATAGAAATAATAGGTCAAATTCAAGCTTATCAGACGACGAGTTTATGATATTAATCAATGAAGATATACAAATATTGGATAATTATTTAAAAGCTTATCCAGATAGGAAACATTTTATTGTAACATGGAAGACAATAAATGATGGTAAAATTGATTATACTCAATACTTAAAAGACAAATTAACTTCAAAAAATTATATGATTACTCATTATGGTTCAGGTAAAACTAGGGCTACTAATGAATTTATATCTTGTGATTCAATTATATTTTTTGGTGATTGGGCTATGAATAGAGGTAATGTTGAAACATTAAACACTATTTCCAATTCTGATATGAGTGTGACAGATTACTTACTAGCTGAATATACACAAGCGGTGTTTAGAACTTGTGCAAGGCTAAAAGATAGTAAACCTATTTTAATAGCTTTTGGATATGATTATTCTAGTGGTGATTTCGATGTAGTGGATCTTAAAGATAGACTACTAGTTAGAATTACTACAGACTATGAAGTAGCAATTTGGTTAAATAAATGCTTAAGGGTAGCTAAACACAATTTAACTAAACCTACTTTTAATAAAGTGAAAAAAATTATTGATCATTTCAATATTATTTCACCTATTAAAACTAACATTGAGATAAAAGCTTCTGAATTAAGGTCAATCTTAGGCATGAGTCCAAATGTAAGGTCAATCAGTAAGTTTAGACCATTAATTAAAGCATTAAAAGATTATTTTGATATTACATTAATAGTGAAACCAACAAATTAAACAATAAAATTAAAGGCTAGATAGTTAAAATTCCTATCTAGCCTTTTTATTTAATCTAAATATCAACGAGAATACGCCTAAATCGCTTGTATTTGCATTTTCTTTCTTAAGTAGGGTAATTAGTAGGCTTAAAATAAAACCACTAAAATACCCCCCTTATTTTAGCTTAATGATTGTTTAACATCAGCATTCCATTTGTCAAATGCCAAAGTCAATTTTAACGCTTTAATTGCTAGTTCATCAGGTGACTTAGAATTATGCTCTTTAGATACTGATAACTGTTTAAGCATTTCAAAAGCCCTTTCATCAAAACTTTTCACACCATTTTCAGAATTAAAAATAGTTGCATTAATTTCAGAAATAGATTGTGCGTTGAATGTTCTATACTCTAAGCCTTTTAAGTTTAAAGATTTACCCATATCTAGTACATATCCTTTTTCCTGTTCAATATCCCATACTGATAACACTTCAGGGTTTAAACAATGCAATTTCATATATATTAGAAACCTTGATTGGTCTAATTTAACAAAGCAATAAGAATTATCTGTTAGTTGATCGTGATCAACTACTTTATCCTTATGCCTTAGACTAGCAAATTTCCAAGTTAGCAAATTAGTATAAACTTTTCCTAGTAAATCTGAATCTAACAAACTAGGGATCAGCTTAACTAATAGATCATTTTTATTCATATTACTTACCCAACAAACCTTTTAATTGGTCTTTAAGCGTATCAGGATCAATATCTTCACCTGTTGTAGAGACTTTAGCTTTTAGTTCTTCTAAGCGTTTACTTGTACCTGTTGCTAAAACTTCTTTTACTTCATTAATTGTACTCGGCCCGATTCCTTTTAATGCTTTCAATGAATCAATATCATCAGGTAAATCAGTTGCACCAAATTCAGCTTCTAATTTTTCTTTAGCTGAATGAAAGCTTGCACTTCGATTCGGTTCATCTAATTTGTGATAATGCTCAACTAATAAATCTAAATGTTTTGATACTACTTCAATTTTCTTACTCATATCTTGTTTCTCCTGTTTATGCCTACATACGTTAGGCTAAAAGTTAATCATTTAAACAAAAATTTTCAAAATCCTTTAAAAATTTGCTATACTAAAGCATTATTAAAAGTATAGAACAATAGAAAAAGGAGGTTGAATGAAATTCACCTATAAAAAGGTAAAAGATAGAATACGCTATGTTACGATAAATTGCAAGGATAATTTTGAATATGAAAACCTTGTTAAGTTTCTTACCTATAAAGAAAATGTAAGAAAAATGAATTATAGGACAGGACAGTTAATATGGGTAACAGAAGATAAGTTCAGTGGCATTAGTAAGAATGATGATAAATTACAAGTAAAAATTAAGTATGGTTCAAGTAAAGTAGTTGAATCTTGGTTAAAAAGTTTAGATTATGAATACACTACTGAAAACAAACCTGAAATATGCGGTATAAAGCCCCTAGAACGCTGGATAACGCAATTTTCTAATCACCCTAAGCCTGAGTATGGGGAGATACAAAAAACTACAGCACGATTGATTGAGGGCGTTGATTATGGTATTATTTCTATTATGACTGGTGGTGGAAAAACTGAAATAATGTTATCAGTTATAGATTCTTACTTGCAAAATTATAATGGTAATGCTATGATTATCACTTATTCAAGTAAAGTGATTGATGAAATTAAATTAAGGGCTGAAAAGTATGGCATTGAATCAGATAGGTTAAGATTCATTCAACCTAATGGGTTTATGAAAAGAAATGAGGCAAGTAGTAAAGAGTTTATTAATTTTTGTAAGAATACTGAATTACTTATTGCTGACGAGGCACATCATTTTACAGCTAAATCGTGGCAAGACCTTTTTAATTTAATTTTACCTAAATTTATGTATGCGTTCACAGGTAGTGCCGATGTAAGGAATGGTAAAGAGTTAAATTATAAGGCTTTAGAAAAAGGTAATCTTAGTTCACAAGCTAGTGAATTGATGGCTTATTGTGGTGAAATGATTATCCACAAAAAGTTACAAGTTCCAATTAGGGTTTATCATGTTTATAAATCCTTTACAAACCCTGATATGTATGAAGATTATCTTGAAAGTAATCCTGATGATTTAAATAAATTGATACAATTTACTTTACAAGACCCTAGGTTAGCTAGTACAATAGCTGAAATTGTGAAAAAAGCTATACCAAATGATTCAATGGTATTTATTCCTGAAATCTCTTTAATTGAAACAGGGGTAAAATTATCAGATCAATTGAATCGGTTAGGCATACCAACGGTCTATTATTCTGGTTCTTATGTAAATAGTCCAGTAGGAAAAATCAAGATAACGCTTGAAGAACTTAAAGAAATGGCCAGACAAAGGCATTTCAAAATCCTTATTTCAAATACAGTAGGGGTTGAGGGTATTGATATACCTAATTTAAGTTCAATTATTCCATTAACAGGGGTAAGTTTTAAGTCAGTTATTCAGCCAATAGGTCGTAGTGCAAGGTCTAGTCTTGTTCATTGTGTATTTATTTGGGATGAAACAAACCCTTTATATATGCGACAGAACAAGGATAGATATAAGATAGTACGAAAATTAAACGTAGTATCTGAAAATAAAATAAGCCTTTAATTAGGCATTGATCTTTAAAAATTTGGAAAGAAAATTAGGATATAATAAGAATGAGCAGTATTAAATTACAATCCGAATTATCTTATTTAGCGAGTTTATTTAATAAGGATATTTATTTAGCTGTTAAATATATGTTGAATGACTTCCCATGGAAAACACAAGTCAGCAAAGCTGTTTTAAAAAGTGCTGATGGTGGTAATCTTTATGAATGGGATACATCAACTTTAAATTCAGTTCTTAGTTCTCAAATGATGGAAGAAGAACGTGGGGCATTTATTGAATTAGTTGAAGGTTATAAGAAGGATAAGACCAAAGCTGAAGTAAATGCTATCGCTAGTTCAATGTTCGATCATTATAGAAATACTAAAATTGCTGATACAGTAACAAGGTTTTCTGAAAACCCACAACTATTATTGGATAAATTGAAAGAAATACCTAGTACATTTAGTGGTGCTGATGGTGTTGAAATCTATCCATTAGGTAGCAAACCAGCTCAAGAACTAATTGAAGATGAATTAGGTGATTTAAGTAGGGTATTTCCTACAAACTTTAGAATAGTGGCTGATGCTACACCTTATAAGGGATATTTACCAGGTCAAGTAGTTATGTTTTGTTCTATCCCAGGTCAAGGTAAATCAGCAGCAATGTTACAAGAAATTGCATTGATTTTGACTGATAACTATACCAAGTTCCACAATGGAGATACTGATAAAAAGTTAAAAGTTCTTTGGTTGGCTCTAGGTGATTTAATGAAGTTTGACTTTGTAACTAGGTTTACTTCAGTTGTAACAAGAGAAAATTATTTTAACGTGGTAGCGAATCCTGATAAATATTTTACTGAACCTGTTAGAGACCTAGCTAATCAGTTGCATTTAGTAACAATTCCATCAAAGAAAATTACAACTCAAGAGATTGTTGATTTAGTAAATAATGGTGAGAACTATTATGATATTGTTGTAATTGACTATGATAGTAACGTTAAGACTAAAGAAGAAACAAATAGCTATGATGCTGGTGGTGAATTGTATGATGCACTTTCAGAAATCGCTAGACCTACTAACGGTCAATTGGCAAGATTAGTTATGGTAGCAAGTCAGCCAAAAGTTATGTATTGGTCAAGCGAACATATCCCATTAGAAGGTGCTGGTGAAAGTTCAAGAAAACAACACGCAGTAGATATGATGATCACTATGGGTAAAGCAAACGGGCCGAGACCTTGTGGCATTATGACAGTAGCAAAATCAAGGCGTGGTACAAGTAATGCTAAATCACCATATATTATGACTGAGTATGGTCATATTGAATTAGTTGAGACAGGAAAATATTCTCTATTTAAACAGTCAGTAGCATAAGGGGTAATGTATGAAAAATTTTGAAATTATTATCCCAGTAAAGAAAATACCTTCTGTTAATGCAGCACATAAAATAGGTAGAGCTGGTAACAAAGTATGGATTTATCTAAGTAAAGAAATAAAAGACTTACAAGAAAAAGTAAGAATGGATTTACTTAAAAATAATGTGCAAGATTGGGCTAAAGATTTGACAAGTGATTATATTTTATATGTTGATATAATTTATTGCTTTAATAATCGTTTTTGGCTTAGAGATGTTACAAATTTAAACAAGTATGTAGAAGATGGTATTGCTATGACAATAGATTTTAATGATAACCGATCCTTAAAATTCAATAGCGAAAAAGTGTTGAATGATTTAGGGAAAGAGGAATTTATTGTTATTTCTATTCAACCAAAACTTTTAAATTCTGTAAAATACAAATGGAGTCAATTTATCAATGAATCTTAGTAAAAATATTACAGAGGCTGATTTTGAAAGTTTAGTAAAAATTGTTTCACAATTGCCTGTTGGTAGTAAGTTTGAAGATAATTTTTTATTAGTTGAAAGATTAGATCCATACCATTTTATTATTAATGTGAAAGCGGACAGAGAAGAGTATAAAGATGAATCCGAGTCTATTGAATCAGTTTTATTTGGATAAATACTCAAGGCTTTCATTTATTGAATTGATTAAAGAATTAAATGAAGTTACTAACCCAAATAAGATAACAAAATGCTTGATTATAAGCACTAGAATAGTGTATTATATAACACAACTTATTGGAGGTAGTGGATTTAAAAATAATTTAGACTTACAAACATCAGCAGCAATGAGCTTGATCTTAAGGCGATTGAAAAATGATAAGCCTATTAAATTTGATGAAGTGGAAAGCATTGTCAAAACTGAAATTAACTTTGTATCTAATTTAATCTTTAATTCAAAATCAACAAATTTTACAGATATGGAGGGATACTATGATAGTGATTGTTTTGGAGAATTGGTATTAGAAGAACTTAAAAAAGAATTAATACGATATGTTCCTGAACATTTAAAATTGTCAATGTACAATTTTATAAAAACTTCTATCATAGATATTGACAATTATTCTGACCTTGATAAGTATTTATTTTATTCCAGTTTATCCTTAAACGGATATGAGTTAGATATGGAAGCTAAGAATTATCTTTTAGAGCTTGAAACGGTAACGGAGAAAGCTCTTTTTTTAGAATTGTTAAGCAAAGAACACCCTACTTTATTTATCTTATTCACAAGCCTAAAAAGTATGAATGAATTAATCTTGCTTTCCAAACTTGAAACTTTAAATTTACCAAGTCCATTACAAATTATGGGTATTTTTAAAGAAATTTATGATAAAGTAAGGGAATTAACAGGTCAAGTAGAGTATAAAAATCTACCTAAATCAATGATCCAATTTTCAAAAGAGATTGTTGAAGATGAAAGTGGGATTGAACTATTAGACTTAGTTAAACGTGCAATGGATAAACTATATGATAACTTTGATGAAGTAGCTGAAAGTGTAACTAAATCAGCTGAGAATCGAGGTAATCTTGGTATTGTGGCACAACAACTGAATAAAGAAGTTGAGGCAAGCACCAAATTTATTCAAAATGTACAAAAAATTGCTAAAAAGGCAATTTAGCTTGACGAGTGATAGGTTTAGATTTATCACTATAATATATGATACCGTGGAGAACACGTTAAACTCTTTAAATTTAACATTTTAATATAGGTAAAAAATTATGGCATTTTCAGTAGAAAATTTAATTAATAAAGTAGATGAATATAACGCTAAAGGACAAAAAGGTAGTGGAGAATTTGCTAAAACAGCATTTCTACCTGAAGGAAAACATAGAGGTCGTTTTATTGTAGATGCAGCTGGTGAAGCTTTTACTAGCTACTATGCGTATGGTTATTTTAATAAAGGTGTACGTGATCCACGTAACTTACCAGCTAACTTATTACCTGAAGGGTTTGTTGATGAATTAGCAACAATTGCACAAACTTTATCAGATCGTGGTAAATTCCAATACAAAGCAAAAGAAGTATTTATTGTTCCATTCTATCTAGAGCAAACTGATAATACTTCAGATAACTGGAAACCTAATACATTATACTATGTGATTGGTAACAAAAAATTCAGTAAATCTTTAACAGGATTCTTAGGTAACATCGCTAAAGATAGTCCTAATGAAATCCAACGTATGTTAGATCCTAATCAACCATCAGTACAAGTTGAAATCCAAATGACTAAAGGTACAAGTGGTGGTTGTAATATTGGTGTAGCGTTCCCACAAAAACAATCACCAGCAGTGGACTTAACAAAACAAGTTTATGTAACTTTAGAAGAAGCTTATATTCGACCAGGTTTTGATATTGCAAAATATAATGCTTTATTAGCACAAGCCAAAGAAGAATTAGCTAAAACTCCTGAAAAAGTAGAAGATGGTTCACAAGCTGAAAATCAAGCTAAAGAATTTAATGCACAGCCCATTGTAAATGCAACAGAGCAGTCTGTAGCAGGGCAAACTACAACAGGTGGTACATTTACTAACACTCAAACTGTAAGTGCAACAGCAGTTGATTCTCAAAGCGTAGCACCTACACCTGAAGCACAAGCTCCAGCTGATGACCCTTGGGCTAAATTTAAATCACAAGCATAAGATAATCAGTTAAACAATTAAGCCCTTTGTTGAAAAATGAAGGGCTTTTAATTTATGGGGGAATAGATGAAAGACCTATTTGTAGTAGATGGCACTTACTTTTTAAGGAGATCATTTTTCGTAAAAGATAAAGGTTTTGTTGAAGTAGAAAATGAATTAACAGGCGAAATTGAAAAAGTACAAGACAAAAGGGTAGTTGTTATTGCTTTTTTCCAAGCTTTATTGAAAAAGATCAGGGAGACTAATTATAAACCTGAAATTGTAGTAGCTTGGGATAAAGGGAGTTGGAAATATAGACCTAAAGACAAATTCAAAGAATATAAGGCTGACAGGCAATATGATGAAACATTTCAGTGTTGTTGGGATGCTAATGATTTAGCTATTGAGATTTTAAACGAACTAGGTATTAAATCTATTCAAGTTCCTGGTCTTGAGGCTGATGATATTGGTATGTTCTTTGCTTATAACGCTAAGAATGTTACGCTTTATACAAAAGATGGTGACTGGAAACAGGCACTAAACCCAAATACTGTGCTTGATAATACAAAACAAGTTATTACTTGGCAAGAAGTGGTTGGTGATCAGATTAAAACACCTTTAGACTTAGCCATTAAAAAAGCAATTGATTCTGAAGGTCATGATAATTTAGCTAAAGTTCTTGTAGGTGATGAACATTTAACCAATGCTAAAGGTGATAATAAATTGCATAGAATTATACACGCTTACAAGAAAAGACAATTGCCACAAACTATTTTAGATGCGATTGATAGAAATTATATTCTTGCAAGAATGGATAATGTGTTGTATGATCAAAAAACCATAAATGAAATTATGGCACAATACAATAAACCTAAGCCTAAATTAAATAATCTAGGCATTATCACAGTATTGAACAAACTAGGCGATTACCCAGCTTATTTTAATGGTGTAATTGCTAAATATTTAAGCTTACATTAAATTGGAGAATAAAAATGGAAGTAGTAGTTCCTTATAATAAAGTATTAGTAAAACTTGAAAAGAAAGAAAATAAGACTGAATCAGGGCTTATTCTTACAACTAAGATTGCAAAGAATAATCGTGGCGTAGTCGTTAAAACAAACCAAGGTAGAGATTCAGAAGGATTTTTTGATCCTTTAGTAAAAGAAGGCGATACTGTAGTATTGACTGATTATTCACAACCACAACTTTATAATAAAGAAGAAAATTTATGGGTTATCAATTGGTCAGATATTGCTTTAATTGAACGTGAGTAATTATTATGTCTAAGATTTTAATTACAGGCGATATTCATATTTGGAATTATGCTGATTATAATTTAGAGCCTGATTTTAGGTTAAATCAATTTATCGGATTAGCTCATAGGTTAGTTGAGATTGGTCAAGAGCAAGGTTGTGATTATATTGTATTAGCTGGGGATATTACACATAAAGCAATTATCCCACCAAAAGTAGAGCATACAATTAAACAGTTCTTTGATATTTTAAATAGTAGGTGGGATAAAGACCACCTACTATATATACTTGGCAACCACGATAAAGCAGAAAAGCAAGCTGAAACTGTAATTGAGCAAAGTTCAATTCCTGTTATCGCTGATAGTAAAGCTACATATTGTCATAAACAAATTAAAACAATTGGTGGTCGATCAGTAGCTTTTATGGATTGGCTACCAAAACAAGACTTATCTTGGATTGATAACCAAGTTGATTTATTTGTAGGACACGTAACAATTGATCCTATGTTTGGTCAAGAAATTGATCATAGTAAATTTAAGTTAGGTATTGCTGGGGATATTCATAGACCTATTAGCCTAAATAATATTCACTCAACTAGTGTACCAGTCCCGCACTACATTTCTGATGATCAAGAAGGTAAAGTAGTAGTTTATGATTGTGATAGTGGTGAATTTGAAAAGGTAAAAACAGAATCATTAAACTTTAAGCATTTAAAGATTTATTATGAAGATGCAAAAGTTGATTTTAATGATCCTTATGTGATGAAAGTTAAAAAGCCTACAAAAATCACAAGTGCAACTAGCGTATATCGTGGCATTGATATTGATTCAATTATTGAAAAAACAGTAATTGGTGAAGGTCTAGAAGAGTTGCATAAAGACTATATTTCAGCTTTATCTAATTTAGATAGTAAACCTATTGACTTGAATTTTAGTATTAAGAGATTAAGGCTTAAAAACTTCCTATCTATTTCAAACTTAGATATGGAATTGCCTAATGGTTTAATTACATTATCAGGGGCTAATGGTAAAGGTAAATCAAGTTTAATTAAAGCGATTGACTTTGCATTTAGACCACCAAGATCTGTAAAAGATTATATAAAATTAGGCGAGAAAGAATTAGAGCTTGAAATTGTATTTGATTATAAAGGGAAAACGCATAGGATTGAAAGAACTTATGGCACACAAACCTTAGTAACTTATTCAATTGATGGTGTAGAACAAATTGGTGGTAGTATCGCTGAAATTAATAAACAGATTGATGAAAATCTAGATTTCTTACAGTTGTTTGATATTTTATATCGCTATCAATCAGCACCTTATTTATTGAGTGGATTTAATTATGCTCAACGTATTGATTTAGTCAGTAAGTTATTAGGTTTAGGAAAGGTCGATTTGGCTTACAAATTAATTCAAAAAGACTTGAAATTAGCCAAAGATAACTGTTCAAAAGTAGAATTGGAGCTTTCAAATAAACAAGCCATTATTGAAGAATTAGGTAGTATTGATTTGTCTATCTTAAGCGAAAAAGATAGCACATTAACTGCTATCAATCAATTGAATGAACAAAGCCAAAAACTATCTAGCCAAGTTCAAGAAATAACAGCTTACAATCAACAAGCCACTGAAAACAATAAAAAATATCAAGAACAGAAAAGCAAGATTGAATATTTAAATTCTAAAGTATTATCTGATTCTGACCTGAATGATATTAATAGTGCTATTGTTGATTTAAGTAAGAAAGTAAGCGATGGTGATCAATTGCTTAACAAATTCAAAGATGACTTAAACAAAGTAGCTGACGATATTTCCAAAGTTGAGTTAGAAAAGCAAAAAATTCAATTAGGTGTAGATGCTAAGAAAGGTGAATTAAATAAAATTAACCTATCTAGCAAAGTATGTAGTGCTTGTGGTCGTGAGTTTGATAATGCGGATGAAATTCAGAAACACTATGATCAAGCCAAGTTTGAATATGAAAAAGAATTATCTGAACAAGTGGCTTTAAATAGTGATTTGGATTCACAATTACAAAATTTAGGCGCTGTGAGAAATACGCTATCAGGCAATATTCAAGCTATAAATGATATGTTAAGTAAGTTTAAATTTGAAATAACTGAAAGACAGAATATTTTGAATGAACAAAATTCAATTAAGGATCAATTGATTATATTAAGCCAAAATGATATAATTGAGTTACCTTTAAAGGATAGTGGTGATCTGTTATTAAAACAACAAGAGATCAATACACAATTATATCCATTATTGGATAAGAAAGCTAAAATTGATTTAGCTGAACAAAACAAATTAAAATTAGAACAACATACTGAATTATTAAAACAGTTAGAAAAAAGCGTAATAGATAGCAAGTTGAAATATGAACAACTTGAAAAATACTTACAATTATATGCACCAACAGGGTCAATCGTTAAATCAGTATTTTTAACTGTAGCTGAACTATTAACTGAAGATAAGTTTGTTGTGCGAACAGTGAAAACATTAAAAAACGGAGACACTAGGATCGATTTTGATGTTGATTATAAAGTGGGAAATTTACTTATCCCTTATCAAAATTTATCAGGTGGTCAGAAAGTTATTGTTGATATTTTCTTTATGTCTAAATTGTTTAAAATGAGTAGTCAAGTTGGTTTATTAATGCTTGATGAAACGTTGAAGGATTTAGATGTAGATAATTTAGAAAGGGCTGTTAGAATATTACGTGAAGCCCCTATATCAACAATCTTATTAGTTACGCACGTGGAATCATTTAATTTCTATGATTTAAAATATAATGTAGAATATAATGATGGTTGTTCGGTTTATAAATTAGAAGGTAGTTAAACGTAACTAGCCTAGATATGTAGTTTATTATCTAGGCTTTTTTATTTATGGTAAATAAAAATTTATCATTATAGGTATTTTAAATGGATAATATTTTTATTAAGAAAAGAGATGGAAGAGAAGAATTATTAGATATTGAAAAAATGCGTAAAGTTATCAGGTGGGCTATTGATGGCATTGATAACGTTTCTCTTTCACAAATTGAAATGAAGTCTAGAATTCAATTTGCGGATAAGATGAAGTCTGAAGATATTCAAAAGATTTTAATTAAGACAGCAGCTGACCTTATTTCAAAAGATACGCCAAACTATTCAATTGTAGCTGCTAGGCTTAATATGTTTGACCTAAGAAAACGTGCTTACGGTCAATTTGATCCACCAAAGCTTTATGATCATGTTGTGAAAATGGTTAAGCTTGGTAAATATGATAAAAAATTGTTAGAATATTATACTGAAGAAGAATTTAATGAAATGGATAAATTCATTGATCATTCTAGGGATTTAGATTTTCATTATGCTGCTGTAAAACAATTAGAAGGAAAATATTTAGTTCAAAATAGAACTACAGGCGAAGTATATGAATCACCACAAATGGCTTACATTCTTATTTCAGCAATTTTCTTCCAAAGATATAGTAAAGATAAGAGATTAGGCTTAGTAAAAGAATTCTATGATTATCTTTCAACAGGTGTTATTTCTTTACCTACTCCAATTATGGGTGGCTTAAGAACACCAACTAGACAATTCAGCTCTTGTGTATTGATTGAATGTGGTGATACATTAAACTCTATCAATGCAACAGCGAGTGCTATTGTTAAATATGTTTCACAACGTGCTGGTATTGGTATTAATGCTGGGGCAATTCGTGCATTAGGTAGTCCTATTCGTGGTGGAGAAGCATTTCATACTGGTTGTATTCCATTCTATAAATACTTTCAATCAGCGGTGAAATCTTGCTCACAAGGTGGTTTAAGGGGTGGTGCAGCAACTTTATATTATCCTATTTGGCACTATGAATTCCCTGAATTAATTGTATTGAAAAATAACAGGGGTGTTGAAGATAATAGGGTAAGGCACATGGACTATGGTGTACAAATTAGTAAGCTATTCTATGAACGCTTGATTAAAGGTGAAAACATTACTTTATTCTCACCTAGTGAAGTTCCTGAATTATACAAAACATTCTTTACTAGCCCTATTAAATTTGAAGAGTTATATGTAAAAGCTGAAAATAATCCTAAGATTAGAAAAAGAGTGATTAAGGCTGTAGATATTTTTAGTTCAATTATGCAAGAACGAGCATCAACAGGTCGTATTTATATTCAAAATATTGATCATTGTAATACTCACTCAGCATTTAATCCTGAACTTGCACCTGTAAAACAGAGCAACTTATGTTGTTTCACTGGTGATACTGTAGTTGCTACTGCAGACGGTAGAAATGGGGTAACTATTTCAGAGTTAGCTAAAGAAACTTTAGATGGAAAACCTATTTATGTTTATTCAGCTAAAGAGGGTGTAAGCAAGAAAATTGGAAATAGAAACGGTGGTGCAATGATAACTTCACCTTGGAGTCCTGAGATCAAGAAAGCAATTGCTTTTAAAACAGGAGAAAAAGAAGTTATTAAAGTAACCTTATCAGATGGGTCTAGTTTTAGATGTACACCTGATCATTTATTGGCTACAATTGATGGCGATTGGGTTAGAGCTGATGAAAGCTTAAACTTAGAATTGGAAAGTTTATATACATATACTCCAACATATAAACAAACCCAATATAGGCATATTAACTCTACTTCAAATGGGTATTCTAAACAGCATAGATTGATTTGGTCTTACTTTAATGGTAATATTGAAAAAGGTTATCATGTAGATCATATCGTAGATGGTAAAGGGGATAATATTTCTAATCTTCAATTACTATATAAAAATGATCATTACAAGAAAACATTTTCAAAATTTGAAAAAAATAACCCAGTAAGTAGAATGGATAATAAGCATAGGGTAGAATTAGCTAGGTCTAAAGCACTAGGTCCAGCAAATAATAGATTCTCAGGTTATGATAATTTTGAATTAATTAAATTAGTTCAAGACGAAATGTCTTTAACAGGTCAAACTGCTAAAGTGTGTTATTCTAACTTAAGAGAGAAATTAGGTTTACCTAAAACTTTCTCAAAATATAGATTTGGTGGAAACTGGGATCTATTTTGGGAATATTGCAACGGTGAAAGAGTGTACAAAGGTGAATTTGAACCTGTTGTAAAAACCAATGAAGAAATAGGATTATCTAGCATTAGCGAAGAAGATAAGTTAAACCTGGATTATCAAAACTCTAGAATTGAGTATATAAAATCTACTTTCTATGAAGATATTGATGAAGCTTTAACTAGAAGAAAAGGTCTAAGTGTTGTTAGTATTGAAAAATTAGGGGTAGAGAGTGTTTATGACTTAGAAGTTGATGACAATCATAATTTCTATATTCTAACAAAAACAGATGATTCAGAATTTAAGAATTCTTCAGGTGTTTTAGTACACAATTGTGAGATCACCTTACCTACTAAGCCATTAAATAATATCAGCGATCAGAATGGTGAAATCGCATTATGTACTTTATCAGCTATCAACTTAGGTAAGATTGATAGATTGGGCGATATGGAAAGACCATTAGAATTGATTGTTAGGGCTTTAGATGAGTTATTGGATTATCAAGATTACCCTGTTAAGGCAGCTGAAGTTTGGGGATTAGCTAGAAGATCATTAGGTGTTGGTGTTATTAACTATGCTTATTATTTGGCTAAAAATGGTGCTAAATATGGTGATGAAAAAGGCTTAGAATTGACACACGAAACTTTTGAAGCGTTTCAATATTATTTGTTAAAAGCAAGTAATAAGTTAGCTAAAGAGGTTGGTAAATGTAAAGCCTTTGACCAAACTACTTATGCACAAGGAATTTTACCAATTGATACTTATAAGAAAGATCTTGACCAAGTATGCAATATTCCTTTACAATATGATTGGGAAAGCTTAAGAAAAGAAATAAAAGAATATGGTTTAAGAAATTCAACACTATCAGCGATTGCACCAACAGAAACAAGTTCACAAGTTTCTAATGCAACTAATGGTATTGAGCCACCACGTGATTTTATTTCAGTCAAAGCAAGTAAAGACGGTATCTTGAAGCAAGTTGTTCCTGAATATGAAAGACTGAAAGATAATTATCAGTTGTTATGGAGTATTAAGGACAATAAATCTATTTTAAATTCAGTAGCGGTAATGCAAAAATTTGTAGATCAAACTATTTCTACAAATACTAACTATGACCCTAAAAATTATGAAGGTGAAAAAGTTCCAATGAAATTATTGCTATCAGATTTATTGTATGCCTACAAAATGGGTATTAAAACCTTTTACTACCACAATACTAGAGATGGTGCTAGTGATAAGCAAGAAGATATTGAAGACGAATGTACTTCTTGTAAAATTTAAATAGACTATTAGCCCTCGTTTGAGGGCTTTTTTATGGAGAATTTTTATGGCTTATTCAGTATTTAACGATATTAAAAACGACCAATTAAAAGAACCTATGTTCTTCGGTCAAAACATTAATGTTGCAAGATATGACCAGCAAAAGTATGAAACTTTTGAAAAATTAATTGAAAAGCAATTATCCTTTTTCTGGAGACCTGAAGAAATTGATGTTTCAAAAGATAGAATTGATTATGCTAATTTACCTGAACATGAAAAGCATATTTTTATTTCAAATCTAAAATACCAGACCTTACTGGATTCTATTCAAGGACGTGGCCCGAATGCTGTTTTATTACCTATTGCCTCTATCCCTGAATTAGAGACTTGGATTGAAACCTGGTCATTTTCGGAGACGATTCACTCTAGGTCTTACACCCATATTATCCGTAACATTATAAATGATCCATCAATTGTATTTGATGATATTGTAGAAAATCCTGAAATTCAGAAACGTGCTAAACCTATTGCACAGTATTATGATGATTTGATTTTAGAAAGCCAACTATACCAAATTCATGGTAATGATGTTTGGTATAGACAAAAAGAGGATGGTTTGGTTGTAGTAGCTAACAGTAGAGATGAGCTAATGTCAGGTGATTGGAAAAACGTTACTTTGTTTGAATTGAAACGCAAACTTTATCTATGCTTACAATCTATCAATGCACTTGAGGCAATTCGTTTTTATGTCAGTTTTTCATGCAGCTTCGCTTTTGCCGAGCGTGGATTAATGGAAGGTAATGCAAAAATAATTAAACTCATCGCTAGAGATGAGGCTCTTCATTTAACTGGTACACAGCACATTTTAAACATCATGGCAAGTGGTATTGATGATCCTGATTTTGCTCAAATTGCTGAAGATTGTAAAGAAGATTCTATTAAATTATTCCAAGACGTAGTAGAACAAGAAAAAGAATGGGCTAAATACTTATTCAAAGATGGTTCTATGGTTGGTTTAAACGAAGAAATTTTAACCCAATATGTAGAATACATTGCAAATATTCGTATGAATGCTATTGGTTTAGGTACTCCTTACGAAACTAAAAATAACCCTATACCTTGGATCAACGCTTGGCTAACTTCAGATAACGTGCAAGTAGCACCACAAGAAGTAGAAATTAGTTCATATCTTGTAGGTCAGATTGATGCACAAGTAGATACTACTGAATTTGGTGGTTTTGAACTTTAAAAAAATAGGCAAAGAATATTGCCAGTATTATAGTAAAAGAAAATAGCAAAGGGTGAATGCCCTTTGCATAGGTAAAATGAATGGCAAGTTATACAAATTCAGATAATCAGAAAATTGAAGTAACAGAGGAACACTTAAGCACCTCTGTTGCTTTATATGAAGAATTAAGAAAAACTAGCACAATCAACGGTATTAACTGGAAAAAACATAAAAAACTAATGGAACAAGAAGGCTTTAATGACTCTGATTGTAATGAAGCCTACCGTTGTTTGATTAAGCGTGAAAGAAAGCGTTTAGGAATTTTATTAAGTCCTGAACAATTATCTACCTTAACAGTGGAAACTAAGCTAGATACTATCAAAGAACAATTAGGTAGAATTTATAGCACTAAGTTTGAGGCTAGGGAAGAATTAAATTCGCTTAATCGTGCTAAACGTGAAATTACTAGAGACGTTTTATTAGTTGAAAGTATTGTAAATAGGCTAGATCAGATTCAATGGCAAGATATAGTTAAAGTATTGCCTAAAAAGCCAACTGAAAAAAGGGCTAGTAAAGAAATGATTGCTTGTATTACAGACTTTCACTATGGCTACGAGGGAAAAACACCTTATAGCGAATATAACCCCAAGATTGCTGAACAATTATTAGATGATTATGCTAATGAATTGATTAGACTAATTGATAAAGAAGATATTCAACACGTAATTGTAGCTAATCTTGGTGATTTAGTTGAAGGAAATTTAAGAAACCAAAGTTTATTTGATACACAGAAAACATTAAGCCAACAAGCGATTGATGCAACTGAATTAATTATTAAATTCTTAACAAAGTTAAGTCAATACACTAGCGTTAGTTATTGTGGTATTGCTGGTAATCATGATAGACTAAATCCTAATGCCAAAGAGAATTTAAGGGGTGATAGTGTTGTTATATTGTCAAATGCTATCGTTCAACAGTTCGCTAAATATACTAATCAAGTGAAATATATTGAACTTGAAGATGAGTATTATGGGATTTTGAATGTTGGTGATTATAGGGTAATGTTAGTACATGGTGATAGAACGCCTATTTTCAAAGATAGTGTTTTAGCTGATTTGTCTATTATTCATGGTGAACTAGATTTAATCTTAGCTGGTCATTATCATAGGCATTCGGTTAGGGAAGTAGCTATTGATAAGTATGTAGCTATTTTTGGTTCAATTAAAGGCATTGATAATTACAGTTTAGAGATTAATAAAACAAGCTCGAGGTCACAAGGTGTTGTGATTGTTGATAGTTATGGTTTCGAGATTAGACAGGTAAAATTAAGTCAGTAATTACATAGGCAAAGGGTCAAATGATCTTTTGCCTATTTTTTTCAAATTATCTATTGACAAGTATATTTTTAAGGGTTAGTATTAGGTTGAAAGTTAATAGTAGCTAGGAGAAAATTATGCAATACTATGTACACGAAGATGAACATGAAGTAATTTTAGATTTAGAATTAGACAATATGGGTGAAGAAAAAAAGATTAGAGATTGCTTTAAAAGACCCATATTTAGATGGTAGCTGTAATCAAGTTTATACTAAATTAAACAAAAAAGAACTAGGCGAGTTTATCTTGGCTTTAACTGATTTATATAATCAAATGTAAGGGGGCTTATCATGGTATTTTATGAAAACAAAAATTTAAATAGTGAATTATCTGTAGAAACTTCAACTAAATTTGGAAAAACTAAATGTAACATTTTATTAGAAGATCTTTGTGGAACTTATGGTGAGTATGCAGCATTATCCTTTGAGATGGATCGCCAAGAATTAGAGGAGTTTATTTTTGCACTATGTAAGGCACGTGAGGAATTATTAAAATGCGAGAATTAAGATTTAAGCCTAAACGTTTTCAATATGTACACTCTTACTATGAAGATGGAACGCTTTACAAAATGACTGAACAACTATACCCTGAAAGTGAAGTTGTATGGCTGAAGGGTTTAGGTCTTGAGTATTGGTCTTGTATTAAGTTTAAAAATCATGATGAATTTTTGAAATGGAAACAGGAAGAAGATAGATGTAATAAACGTATTGAAAATGAAAATCTAAGGGTTAGTCTTTTGAAAAATGCTAAAGAGTTAGCAAAATCCAATCCTGAATTATTGGAGCGTTTAAAATATGCTTAGTATAATTACACTTATCAACCTTAATAAGATCATAGGTCAAACAGGACAAGTATTGAAATTTAATGAGTTAGAATCGTGCTTATCTAGCATTGATTATTATGATTCTATGTTAGAAAAAGTTTGTTGTGTTGGTCGTGCAATTGTCTTTAATCACCCTTTTCAAGACGGAAATAAACGTACTGCTAATTGGTTAGTCTTGTCATATTTGAAAATGTGTGGCAAGATAGAAAAACTAGATAAACAGCAAGAAGATTTAGTATTCAATTTTGCGGTGGATTCAGTTGTGAAGAAATATACAGTGCAAGATTGGGTCGAATTTTATAAAAATTTATAGGTGAAATTATGTCAATTAACGTAGCATCACAATTAGTGGTACAAGCTATTCAAGTCAATTATTTAGTTAAACAACTGTTTAAAGAAGTTGTTGGAAAGCCTGTAACTGACTATGTACTTAACTATGTGCATGATCGTATTAGAACCTTACAATATGACTTGCAAGCTAGATATGATATTAAGAATGAACACCTTATTAGATTTGTAGTCACAGGAAATAAAGGTGATATTAGTATTAGAACAAATTTAAAAGAATTGCTAAAAGTAAATAATGTAGAAGAGAAAACAGCCGAACATATTTTAGGCTTATTAATAAGTTAAGGTGGTTATTATGTTTTCAGAATTAGATAGTTTTGAAATTGATAAAGCTAAAGAAGAGCTCAAAAGAAAACCTATTCAAGTTAGAGTAGATATTGATGGTACGCCTGTAAACATAGGAATTGATCCTTATTTAGTAGAGCTTTATGGTGAATCTTATGCAATTGAGTATGCAGTAAGACACAGTAGTTTTGTAGGTGCTTTATAATGACTTATCAATGCCAAGATGATGAAATTTTTGTATTTGGTAGCAATTTATCAGGCATACATGGCAAAGGTGCTGCATTAACAGCTAGGAAGTTATATGGTGCAAAATTAGGTCAAGGGTGGGGTTTGCAAGGTAGAAGTTTTGCTATTCCTACTAAAGATAGAAATATAAAAACACTTCCATTACATATAATTAAGACTTATATAGATGTCTTTTATTGGTATGCACAAAATAAACCCAATAGGAAGTTCTTTGTAACAGCTATTGGTTGTGGATTAGCTGGATATAGACACGAAGAAATCGCACCTATGTTTCTTAAATTTAAAGACTTGAAAAATGTAAGATTGCCACCAGAATGGATTTGCTTGTATAACGCAACATAACGCTTATTTTCAAGCTTTAATTTTTAGCAATACAATTTATCAGATAACGCTAGAAAATTGCTGTATAGCTTTCCTATGCGTTATTTTGGTTATATATGGAATAAATATAGAATGAATAAAAATAGAATCAAATCACCACTAAATTATACAGGTGGAAAGTATAGGTTATTAAGTCAATTGTTACCATTATTTCCTAAAAATATTTCAACGTTTGTTGATTTATTCACAGGTGGTGGTACGGTGGCATTAAACGTTAGTAGTCAAAAAACTTATGCTATAGATAATAACTATAATATTATCAAACTACTTTCCCTTTTTCAAAAATTAAGTTATGAAGAATTACTGGGGAAAGTGAATGAATTGGAAAAGTATTATGGACTAAATAGGGAAAACAAATTAGGATATTTGAAGTTAAGGGATTATTTCAATAGCTATCAAGATCCTGTTGCATTGTTTACTTTAATCTGTTATTCTTTCAACAATATGACAAGGTTTAATTCAAAAGGTCTGTTTAATGTTCCCTTTGGCAAACGTATTTTCAATGAAAGTATTAGAAAGAACTTGAAAGAGACGATTAATTCTATTCAAAGTAAAGATATTAGTTTTTCTTGTTGCGATTACAAAGAGGTGTTTGATTTATTGAATTTACAATTAGATGAAAATTCTTTTGTTTATTGTGATCCACCATATCTTGTTACTGATGCTGCTTATAATAGTCAATGGGATAAGCAAGAATTTACTAAACTACTTATTTTACTTGACCAATTAAATGATCGTGGTATTAAGTGGGGGTTAAGTGAAGTCATTTTTCATAAAGGTAAGGAAAATGATGTTTTAAGGGAATGGATGGATAAATACAAGGTGCATTATATCAATAGCGATTATTCAAATTGTAATTATCAAACAAGTGGAACAAGCGTAGAAGTTTATGTGTATAATTATTGATTGGAGTAGGTTATGAGAGAGGAATTAAAAGGGTTGAAAGAAGCATTTCTTTTTTATAAGAAAGCTTTAAATGATAAAGATGCAATTGCTTGCGGATGTTTGAAAGATGCTGAAGAATGGTTAATTGATGAGCTTAATAAACTATTTGAAGAACAGGAGTAAATTATGGGGCTTTATCAAAAATATCAAGCTTATATAAATCAGCTTGAATCAATGCAAAAAGTTGAAGATGAAGAAGTAAAAAAGATTGCCACAAGTGATAAAACCTTAATGTCTTTGCTTAATATCACTGAAATGAACTTAAACCTTTTCAAAATTATTAAAAGTCAAGATTTAGATGATGATGTTATTGATGAATATTTACATAAGCACGAAGTCAATTTAGGTATTCATAGTTGCATTACTTATATTTTAAGTAAGAAGGGTGCTAATCATTTAGATGAACTGATTGATTACCTTTGTGACGGTTCTATTCATACTTGCTTAAGCCAAGCTGAACCTAGAAATTTAGTAATTGAGTCTAATCCTAGATTTGAAGTAGGCATTGAAAACCGTGATTATTCTATCTTAATTGAGCAAACTTATAATGGCTATCTTGATATTGCTAGAGGAACTATGTATGTCAAGTGTGATAATTTAATGTGGATGTTTTGTTATGAAATGTAAAGAAGTGAAATATTTTAGATCAGGTGATGAGTATTATGTTGCTTTAAATAGAGAAAGTTGCATTAACTTTATCTTGCACCAATGCGAAGATCTTTATTATAATGAGATTGATAGTATGCTTGAGGAAGTACCTAGTGATACTGTGTTAAGCTATTTAGTTTATGAAAGTTTAGAGTATAAAGGTTTAACTTGCTATGCTGAATTTAGAAATATTACTCTAAAAGAATGTTATGAAAATCTTTATGATGGAGATAGTAGTTTACCATTACAGATTGTTTTTGATCTATAATAAAGGAAAAAATATGAAGTACGAAATATGCTATGTAGATAAGGCTGATAATAACGCTCAAAAGTTAGAAATCTTTTCAGATTTTCAAAAATTTAGAAATAGATACATAGATTTAAAAGGTAAGCTTTGGTTCACAGTGGAAGGTGTATCTGTTATTAGATCAGATAAAGATGAATTACATGAAGCTATATTTATTAACTTAAGCGAAGAAGTTTTAATATCCTATAAAAGTACGGAGCTTGGGGTAAGTGTTCTAATAGATAATATGAGGGCATCTGGTTTTAGTTTATTAGATAGCTCCATTTATTATAAAGTGTATAAAAGTAGTGGAATTTAATTGTAAGTTGTAGTACAATGGTGGGAAAATTAAGTATATGCTTAGTTTTCCTATTTTTTTATATGGAGAAATATATGTTAAAAACATTATATCAAAATGGTTCACAAAAAATCCTTTTTGACGTAAAAGGAAAATGTATTAAATTTGAACTTCATAGTGCTATTGGTGATACGCCTTATACAACTAAAGATTGGTCTTTATATAAGGCTACAACTGTTTTTGTAGATGATCAAAACAAGAAATGCTTATATGATCATGTAACTAGTTTATTTGGTATTAAAACTTATGCTATTGAAAATTTAATATTAGTGGTTGCAAATGGAGAATATGTGGATGATGAATGCAAAGATGTTTAAACCTGAACAATGCTTAAGCAATGTTATATTACAACGTGTTTATATTCCCAAAGGTGGGAATGATATTTTAAGAATTGAGACAGTTGATGATGATATTACTTTCTATCTATCAATTGAACCTAAAGATAATTGGGCTGATACTGAACTTATTGATGGTTTTGAAGATTTACAAGGTTTAGTAGGTCAAAAATTAGTAAAATTTGAAGTTGCTGAAAATACTGAAGATAATGGTACAAGTGACGATGATTGTACTAAAACTTGGACTTATTACAAAATTCAAGGTGAAAAAGATAGTGCTACTTTACGATTCTACTCTAGCTCAAATGGTTTTTATTCCACAGGTGTAAATATTGTTTTAGATAAAGCGAAACTAGGAAATAATGAAATAACAGTTGAAAAGAACGCTAATGATTTTGTGGTGTAAATATGACAATGACTGAAAATATTGAAAAACTAGAGTTTCCATACTCGATTAGAAAAAGACCAGGTGTATTTGGTGCTGATTTAATAACGCCTAATTTGTTATTAAGAGAAGTGTTAGATAATACTGTAGATTTGGTATTAAAAACTAGAAAACCAATTGAAGTTACAGCTTTAACTAATAAATCAAATTGGAATATTGTATGCGATAATGGTAATGGTATTCCTGTTTATTTAGACAAAGATTATGATGTAGCTTTGGATAAACCTATCATAATTGATCTATTATCAAAATTAAATGTAGGTTCAAATTTTACAAAAACACAATATAGTTTAGGTATGCACGGATTAGGTTTGAAAGGTACTAATGCGTTATCTGATTACTTCAATGTTTATGTGAATGTAGAAAAACAAAAAGGATCAAATTTACCTAAGTTTGTGAAAAATGGATTAAAAGAGGGTAAATCTATTTTTGTAATCAGATTTGAAAAAGGTCTATTACAAAATTTTGAAATGATTGCTAAAAATGAAATTTTAGTATCTGAAATAAATTCAGGAAAACTTACGGATAATAGGGATATTACCAAATTTCTTGAAAGTTTATCTGATGATTTTGGAACTATTGTAGCATTTAAACCAGATGAAGAAATGCACGAATCTATGACTGTTTCTTATCATGGCTATCCTGTAAAGCTTATCAAGTCCTTATTCAAATTTGATAAAGATTTATCTAAAATTGATTTTAAATTAAATTTAAATGGTAAAGAAATTGATCCTTTAGATTTCCAAAAAATGTTTTCAGATAAATTGATAAATGATAAAGTGTTCAGTCAAGCTGTAGATATAAAAACAGATGAACCTTTACCTATTAAGTTTATTTATCAGGTGGCTTGGTCTATTGATAAGTTTAATTTTGATTGTGATGGATCTGTAAACCTTTTACAGACTCCAAGCGGTAAGCATATAAATCTAGTTACTAATGCTATCAGTCAAGCATTTAGCAAATATAATAATTTGATAAAGCCAAATGATACAAGACTTGGCATGAGGTTATTTGCACTGGGTTTAATGTTAGAACCTTTATTTAATTCTCAAGACAAGACTAAGCTATCAAAAATAGAAGATAAAGGTTACAATGAAAAAGAAGTAGTTAAAACGTTGGCTGATTCATTTTTGAAATTAATGAAAGATAATGCTGAATATTTTGATTTATTATGTGAGCGTATTATTGAATATAAACGTGCAACTGAAAAATTATCTAATATTGAGCTATTAAAGTCTAAAATTGTAATGGGTGATGAATCAGATAAAAAGCGTATAATGTCTGGTCAAATGTCTAGGGTTTATGAATGTACAAGTGATGATTACAGTAAAAGAGAGTTGTACATTGTAGAAGGTCTTTCAGCAAGTGGGAACTTGCTACAAACTAGAAATAAGTTATTTCAGGCAATTTTACCATTGCAAGGTAAGATGCGAAACACTTCAACACTAGATGAAGAAAGATTAGTGGATAATAAAGAAGTATTAGCTATTGTAAATACGATTGGTTGTGGGTTAGGAGGTATTTGTGATCCTAGCAAGTCTAGATACAATAAAGTAATTATTGCAAGCGATTTTGATTCGGACGGGTGCTTACTTGGGGATACTAGAATTAATGTACAAAAAGATGGAAAAACATTTGGCATTAAAATCAAAGAGCTAGTTGAATGGAAAAAACAAGGGAAATTGAAAGGTACTTATGCAAAATCTTTCAATACTGAAAGTGGAATAATTGAGTATAAGCCAATTACAGATGCTATATTAACAAAATATGTTACAAAGGATGAGCTATTGACTTATCGTTTTTCAAACGGATTAGGAACACAGCACGTAACAGCTACTAAAAACCATTTATTCTATACTAAATCTGGTCGGTATGTTAGATTAGATGAATTAAACGAAGAAGTAGTTACTGACTCTGACCCTAGCTATTTTGATTTAGGTGTTAATCCTTGTTTAGAAAATATAAATAGTGATTATTTAATTCCAGTATATGATATTGAGGTTCAAGATAATCACAATTTCTATGCAAACGATGTATTAGTTCATAATTCTCATATAGCCAATTTAATTACTACTTTATTCTTACACCATGCACCTGAAATGATTAAGCAAGGTTATTTGTATAAAGTTGAAGCTCCTTATTATAAAGTAGTTGATGGTAAAAAAGTTAAGTATTACTATCATGATGAAAAAGATAAAATAGACTTTACAAAAGAGGTTCATAAATTAAAAGGTTTAGGATCTTATACTAAAGAAGAAGCTAAACAATTTTTAATGGATACAAAAGAACGTAGGCTTATTCCTATTATATGGAATCCTGATATGGAGTATGAAATTCAAGAGGCTAGTAAACTTATGTATAGTGGTTTAGCTAGAAAGAAATTGATGATTGAACGAGGCATTTTTAATCAAGAGGATATTTTATAATGGCTAAACAATTACAATATGAAGTACAAGATTTTATTGCTGATAATTATACAGACTATGGTGGCTATATCAATTTTGAGCGTGTTATTCCTTTTGAAGATGGCTTAAAGAAAGTACATAGACGAGCTTTATTAGGAATTAGAAACGTTGCAAGTGGAAAATTGGTAAGTACAGTAAATGTGGTGGGTGAAATTAACACAATTCATCCATTTAATCCAGTATCCACTTCTCAAGTTATTGCTGATTTAGTAAGGGTAGGGGAATTAGAAGGTCAAGGCTCTTTTGGTTTAAAACTTATGGAAGATATACCACAGGCAGCAGATCGCTACACTAGGTGTGGGATAAGTAAACTGAAAGAAGACTATTATTTCAAACTACTTAAGTACGCCCCTGAATGTGAAGGTGAAGTTGATATTGAACCTGAATACTTAATCACACCTGTTCCATATTGTTTAACTGTTGGTGCATTAAATTTAGGTTTAGGGATTCAAGGAAGAACGCCTGCATTTACGTTTAAATCGCTTGTAGCAGCATTTTTAGCTAATGACCCTACATTACTAGAGTCTAATTTTGGATATAAGCTCAACAAGAATGACAGCGATTTACAGGCATTATGGGAAACAGGAAAAGGTAAATTATCTTTATCAATGGCTGTTCAACGTTTAAGTGACGATGAAATTATTATTAGTGGTAGTGGTGAAGTATTTAAGCCTGATTTGAAAGCATTTAATGAATTTACTAAAACAGGATCAATTTTTATCAAGAATGAAAGTACAGATAAAATTGCTATTAGAATTGAAAAAGCTAAACGTGCTAGGGTTGATATGAATGAAGTGTTTAAAGTAGCTCAACGTGTAGCTAGATTTAAACGAGCATATAATATCTTGGTAGTGCGTAAGAATCCTGAAGGTAAAAACATTATCCAAACAATAGGTATTAAGGAGTGGTTAAGTTTAACTATCAATCGTTATATTAAGACTTATGAACAATATAAATTGGATAGAGTAGCTGAACTCGAATTAGAAGTACAAGTATATAGTTTAATGCCTGAAGTTGGTAAGTTATTATTACAAGATAAAACTGATGATGAGATTATCAAGAAAGTGAAAGGATTAGATCAAGTAATCTTAGATAAGATTAAGCGTAAGTCATTAGGCAGTTTAAGGAAAGAAGATTACACTAAAGAGGTTGAATCGTTGGTTAGTAAAATCAATAATGTGAAAGCTGAAGACCAAATCAAGGAAATTGAAAAATATTATTGACCAAGTATTTAATTTAAGGTATAGTGCTTATTAAAAGTGCTATACCTTTTCTTTATGAAGGAAATGAAAATGAGTAGAGGAATGCTTACAGAAGAAATTAAGGCTAAATCGTCAGAATTATTTGGCTATGAAATTAGTCAACTAGAGCTTAGATTAATGCCTTATGTTCAATATTGCGTATTGAATAATAAGGATGTAGATGCTCGAAAAGTAAATGGTGACGAACGTCTTGCTCTAGCAAAATGGACTAATCTTGGATTTATTAAAAGCCCTTCAACTGAACTCCAAATTTCAAAAGAGTTTTGGGATGGTATGAATGAAATCCTATGGCTAGGCTATGTTGAATCAACAGGGAGAGTACTATGAGTAGAGCAAAAGAACTAAGTGGAAGATTAAATAGGAAACTACAAGAAATGTCACCGCAACGCATTAACTCTTTATCTGATCAAGAAATTGATGAGACTATAGATATTATTAATGAATATATTGAAGAATATAATAAAGGAAGTAGTGAAGTTAAAATCACTAAAATAAACCGTTATATTTACGAGCTTAGATGTGATATTGATACTTACTTAGCTTATATATCTGACCCAACTAAACCTATTGAATACTTTTCAATCTTGCGTAAAATAACACAAAGAAAAGGATTGCCAAGTAATGCAATTTATCAGGCTTTGGTATGGCGTAAAGAAAGTGGTAATCCGACAATTCGTGCTGGTCAGATTATGATGGATATTATTTTGCCTAAATATAAATGTATTGTAAGTGATCAATATCAAACATTGAAAGGTGAAAGAATGTGGGATACATTTGTTAGTGTAATGTTAAAGATGAAATACCACGTTAGAATTATCAATTTTACTTCAGGAAATTATTTTGAAGTGAAAGATTTTGAAGAGTATATTGATTTGAAAGATGGATTTTATGGTAAAGATTCTTGGTTTGCTCAATATAGGATTTGCATTTACAAGTAGGAGATTTTTATGTTATACTATCCTTGGGATAAACAACCACAACATGATCAAGAAGTAGTAGCTATATCAGATGAGGGATTAGTTTTTAGTGCTTATTATGACTATATAAATGGGTGCTTTTTCTCTAATCCTGGTTATAAATTGATTGATAAGAAAATTATTGCTTGGAGCGAATTAGGTGAAGGAAAGTATATTCATGAACAAGTATTAAATAGTGAAGTAGTTCAATTTAGATTCAGTGACCTTGCAACTAAGGTAAAACATATTTATGCTACTATTGATCCAAGTGGATTAGTAGGCATATCATTTTTACCTTATGCTCCAATTGAAGAAATAACAATCAAGGTAGAACAAGATGAAAGTAATTAGAAAATCAGTATTTGAAACCAATAGCTCAAGTTGTCATAGCTTATCTATTGAAAGGTCAGTAAATGATAAAGTAGTGAGAAATATTAAATTAGAGCAAGATCCTGAATTTTGCCCTTGTGTGTTTGTAGGTAACTATAATACCTATTTAGACCCATTTTATATAGAAAGAAAGTTTAGCTTTAAATTAGGTTATATTCTTTCTGATCTTATCTACAATTTAAGTGTTTGGCATAAACAGGATTGCTATAGTCCTGAATTTCCTTTAGATGTTTTAGTAGATGAGATGAAAAAGTCAGAACAATATCAAATTTTAAGATTGTGGCTATTAGATTATGATATTAAATTAGATTGGTGGGTAGAAAATATTAGACCTTTAAATAGCAAAAGATATGATATAACTACTTATGACCAAGATTATTTTGATAGTAGTCCAGGTTGTGGTTGGAATAGGGGATCAGTAAATGATTTGTGGAATCGGTCAGATATGTTATACTTTCTTTTGAATGAAGAAAGTTATATTGAAAATGTAGGGAATGATTAAATGGGTAAAGCTAGAGAATTAAACGAAAAACTAAATCCTAGATTATTCGCTGAAATGGCTAATTTATCTAGTAAAGTAACAGGTTTAAGTAATCAAAACTACATTATTTATATTTCCACTAAGCAAGGTTCGCACGGTGCTAGGGTAAAGATTTATAAAAAAGGTCAAGCTGGTAGGAATAAGCCTTGTACAAGTATCTCTATTGAGCAAGAACCACAGGTGTTAGAGGATAATTTAAATCCACCAAAACAAGTTTTAAGTGATGTTAAGTATTGGGTATCAATTAATCATGTTAAATTATTAGAGTTATGGAACGCTGATTTTGAAAACGTGTTAATCGATGAATATATTCAAGATTTTGAAAAGGTAAAATAAAATGAAAATTGTAAGAAAATCAACGTTTGAAACAAATAGTAGTTCAGCACACTCTTTAACATTCAAACGTGAAGATACAAAAGTTATTCCAAATTATCAAGGCAAAGAATTAGTATTAGATTTAGTAGAATATGGTAACAAGTTTGCTGGTGAACCTGATCGTCCTGAAATTTATACAAGCTTTAAAGATCGGTTAGCCTATTTATTATGTAGTGCGTTTTCTTATTTTTCATATCCTACAAATATTAGGGTTGAAGTACCTGTAGATTATGTAGAATTTTTGAAAGACTTATATGAAAACAATAAAAAATTTGGTTATTCTGATAACATTTTAGCTGATATAAAGGAAGAAAATGGTAAATGGTCTGATAATTTTCAAGTTTTTGAGCTAAGTTGGTACGGTGGTATTTATTTATCTGGTCTTGTTAGATTCTTAAAAGATAAAACAAACTTAGAATCGCTAAATCTGAAAGTATGTAAAGAAGAATACGCTTACAACAAAGATTGGAATAATGAACAAGATACAAAAGTTATCAAATACGGTGACAAAGGTGTATTTAATATTAAAGAATTGAAATCTTTTGGAAATTATATGCTGGATTATCCTATACCTTTACCTTTATTGTATGATTTAAATTGGGTTGAGAATTTTCTGTTTAACCAAAGCTCACAAGTTTGTATATCTAGTACGTGCAACCCGTTAAATACAAAGCTTATCCCTAATTGGGATAATAAAAAAGACGGATTTAGTCTATATCCAGACGATATAAACAATATAAAATTAATTGACTTAATCAAGGCTTATGATATTGTTTATAATAGTTGTCAATTAAGTTTAGACGATGATGGTTTAGCTAAATTTGGCACAAGCAATAGGTTAAGTAGCTAATATGGATCAAGGTTATATTATTTCAATTAGTAGAGTTGAAACAGGTAAAGTAAAAGCTGAATCTAGCTATTATGTAAGTGATATTGAATTGAAAGCATTTAATAAAAATATAGGATTAAGAGTTATACAAGGTAAAGTTGAACGTGCTTTACTAGATTTAAACTTTAATCAACTTTATATGGAGTGTGCAAATGAAAGTAAGTATTAGTGGTCATAGCGATGATATTATTTTAGTTCAAGGTGATTTGTATAAGGAATTTAAACTAAAAGATATTGGTGAAGGTAAAGTAGTTGTATTATGCCCTATTGATAACACTTACTTAGAATTCCATTTTTACACAAGCGAAGATGGCTTTTGGAAAGTAGGTCAATTATCAAAAGAAAGTGATTATATTAAAGCTACTATCTTTACTGATGATTGTGGCGATGAATTTGTTGAAGTTGAATCACTTGCAACTGAATTTGATGTTTTAGCAAAAAATTAAAAAAAGTTGCATTTAGGTATTGACAATAATTTTAAGGTTAGTTATTATGTCCTCGAAAGGTAAGGGATTTGATAATTAACCTTTTTAATTCCCATTAAATTTTGTTCAATAGGAGAAAAGATGAATAAGTCAATCAAGAAAGGTAAAGAAGTTACAGTTGAAGTATCTGAAGGTGTTTTAGCCAAAGGTAAAGTAGTGACTGTAAAGGGTGATAAAGTTTTAGTATCATTAGCTAATTCTTTAACAAAATACTTTTCTATCAATCAAGTTAAATAAGGATCAATTATGAGCAATTTATTCAACCCACCAAAATTTGTAGATTTAGATTTAGTAGGTTTAGACGGTAATGCTTTAGTTTATTGGGTGCATTCCAACGTGCAGCAAGAAGACAAGGTTGGAATAGTGAAGATATTGAAAAAGTATTAGAAGAAGCAAAATCTAGCAATTATGATCACTTATTGCTTACTTTAGATACACATTGTAAAGAACCTGAAGATTTTTGGGGAGAAGAAGAATGAGAACCTATTTAGCAACCTTTGAAGACCAAAACTATGAAAAATTGGAAGTTAGATTTAATGTAGCAAAAGGTCAGCACTTTGAAACACGCTTGCACCAAGTAGAAAATGAATATTGGGGTTGGTATCTTATCAATGTAGAAGAAGTAGTAGAGGATGAAGATTATGAATACTAAATTTTATGTATTTGATCAAAACAATTCAGGTGGTTATTGGGATAAGATTTTAGGATATAAAGTTATCATTGAAGCTGAAAATCCTAGACAAGCAAATAAACTTGCTGAAGTTATGGGTATCTATTTTGACGGAGTTGAAAGTGGTGAAGATTGCGAATGCTGTGGTGATAGATGGTGTGAAGTAGATGAATATGATGCTATTGAGCCTGAAAATTTAGCAAAAGAACTAGAAGATATTAAACAACGTCAAAAAGACTGGGAATTAAGCAGTACTATCCGATATGCTAACGGTGAAATTAAATTTGTTATTTAATAAGGAAATAGAATGAAATTATTACACAAATACAAAAACGGTAACGCTACAATTGAAATCTTCTCAGATGGAACACGAGTTACTGAATGGCCAGACAACGAACCATTGAAACTTGAATACCCACTTAATGTAGATATTCGATTAATGACTAAATGTCCTTATGGTTTAAATCCAAAAACAGGTAAAGCGGTTTGTAGTTTTTGTCATGAATCAGCTACTACAGATGGTAAAGAGTGTGATTATGATGCCTTATTAAAACAATTGGAAGGATTGCCTAAAGGTGCTGAAATTGCTATTGGTATGAATGATATTACTGAAGGCTTGTATAATTTTCTTTTCAAATGTAAAGAAAATGAATGGATTGTAAATGCTACAGTAAATCAACGATTGGTGGCTTATGAGTCAGTAAGGGATATGATTTATTCTTTTATTGAACATGACTTAATTAAAGGCTTAGGTATTTCTTACCGACCTGAAGGCTTTCAATATGTTACTGATAGAATCAAAAATTATGAAAATACAGTATTTCATGTAATTGCTGGTATTGATGATTTTGATTTAGTACGTGAATTATCTTTCTATGGCGTTAAGAAGATTTTAGTTCTAGGTGAAAAAGACTTTGGATTAAATAAAGGTAAAGTTAATTTAGACAGTGAATCGCATAAAACTTGGAAAGCTAGAATTATGGAGCTTACAGAAAGATTTGATGTAGTAAGTTTTGATAATTTGGCATTAAAACAATTAGGTATTAAAGAAAAATTAAATCCTAACTTATGGGAAGAATTTTATCAAGGTGAACATTCATTTTATATCAATGCTGTTGATCAATACTTTGCACCAAGTTCAAGATCTAATTTAATGATTAAGAAATTTGGAGAAACTACATTGAAAGAGTATTTTCAAATGTTAGAAACACAATTGATCGATGTAAAAGATATTAATGCTTGACAAGAACAAAATATAAGTTTAGTATAATGGTGTAGAAACAAATAAGGAGTTAATCATGACTATTAAATTCACACCTGAACAATGTAGAAAAGCGATGGAATTAGCTGAACAGGGTAACTATGGTATTAATACTACTACTATGTCAGAATTTGTAACTTTTAAGTATTTAAAAGAAGATGGTCGAACAAAGGTTTGCTTACATATCTCTATTGATAAAGACTTAAGTAAAGCAACTATCGAAGCCGAAGAAGAAAATTACATTAACTTTAGTTACCCTTTTGATGTTCATCAGGCTAGAATGCTTGTCACTACAGCCAAGGATAACTACAAATACTTAAACCTATTACAACACACTATTGATACTGCTTTTGCTTAATAAGGAGAAAAACTATGATTTTAGTATTAGGTCTATTAATTACCTTTGCTTTATGGTTAGTTGATAAGTCAGGATATATGCAATTCACTTTTCAAGAAATGTTATATCCAGTCTATGCAGCATTTGGTCTTGTGGTAGTACGCTTGATTTTTGCTTTTATTACTATTGTTCTTTTTAAAAGCAAGTTCAAAAATATGAAAGTTAGATTTTAAGGTAGGTAAAGTATGGCAGCATATTGTCGTATTGAAGAATTGAACAAATATACTATTAGAGCATTTGTTTGTGATTTTAACGTGACTTATCGCATTACAAATAAACAGAATGGTGCTGTTTATGATATTGATAAGCCAAACAGTTCTTTTTCAGTTGATGAAGAAGTGGAAAAATTAAAAGTATTATTAGGAGATTAAAATGCGTATTATCCGAAAGAAAGCATTTGAGACAAATTCAAGCTCTTGTCATAGTCTAACTTACGTTAAGTCAAATGATCCAATGTCTTATTTAAAGGCTTGGAAAGATAAAAACCCCAATGTAAAAACTTTAGAGGTTACATTGAAAGGTTATTATAACGATTCATGTGCTTGTTCTGTTAAAGATAAATTAAGCTATATTTTTTCAGACTTAGTGAATCACCGTGAAGACGAAATTGTGGCAAGTGTTGAAGAAGTTGGTGATCCGTTTGCAAATGGTGTTAGTCAAAAATCTATTGATGCTTACTTAACAGGTGCATTTACAGATATTAAACTAAATAAAAACAAACTAAAAAACATGATTGCACAAGATGAAAGAATGTTTAGGTTAGTAAAAATTATGAAAGATTATGCTGGTATTGATTTAACTTTTAAAGTTGGTGGTATTGGTTGGATCGGTGTTGATCACGAATCAGTCGGAACAGGTGCTAGTGTAATGAAGTTAACAGATAGCGAAATCATTGAAGTTTTATTCAATGGCAATAACTACTTTGAATTGGGAGCTTGGTAATTATGTCAGATTTAGATATTGGATTAGTAGGGCATTTATTTTTCTTTCTTGCCTTTATTGCATTAGCATTTAATGAATTTCTAATGGTAGGGAAGTTATATGATATTTGCTTATTCAATTTGGCAACAGGTAAATATATTCGATTTGTGATTGCATTCTGGTTAGGTTTATTTTTCTTAATTGGTGCAATTGGAATTACTATCTTTGCCTTGGAAATGCTATAGTGCATATTTATAAATTGACAGGAACTGATTTAACTTTATTATCAGATCCTTTAAAATGGGCTTTAAGATTAGGTATGTAATATGTTAAAAGCTTTCAAGTTATTACTAACTTTAGGTGTATGTGGTGGGTGCTATAGTTTGGCTTACTATAACAATCAACCTTTCCTATATTTCCTATCTTTTGTAGCCTTTGTCACTTTCTTTAATTTATTACAAGATTAGGCGTTAGCCTAATCTTACCTTGGAGAAATAAAATGATTTCAGTTAATGGTTATCCTATCCTATATGCCAACTATCCAGCTGGTGAAACAAATATTAACTTTAGTGAAAAAGTATTAAAATCTATTGAGAAGTGTGAAGCTGAAAATAAAACTGTAAAAGTGGTTTGGAACTATAAAGATGACAGTGAATTTATTCCTTTAGCTTTCATTGCATCAAAATTGAATGATGAATATTCTGGTTGTGATATGGATCTATATGTACCCTATTTACCACACGCAAGAATGGATAGAATTGAAAACGATAGCCAATTTTTAAGTGGTGCATATTTCTTGAACTTGTTATATTCTTTAAGCTTTACTAGTATCAACGTTCGCAATTTACATTCAGATAAAATACTTGAAGAGTCTCAAGTTCCTAATGTATATAATGAAGAAACAATTGGCGAACTTACTAAATCTTTTATCCGTAATGTCTTGAAAGATGACTGGAGATATGTTATTGTATTTCCAGATAAAGGTGCAAAAGAACGTTTTAGCTCACAATTAGATCCTATTTCAAAATATCAGATTATTTGTAATAAGGAGCGTGATTTTGCAACAGGTAAAATCAAAGGTATAGCATTTGAAACAAGTGAAGATTTTGTAAGTGGTACTGAAGATTACAACTTAATTATTGTAGATGATATTTGTTCTTATGGTGGCACTTTTGATTTAGCTATAACAGAGATTTCTAAAAAGTATAAATTCAAGGCAGCTTATCTTGTTGTAAGCCACCTAGAAGAAGTTTATACAAAAGGAAAATTAGTGAACAATCCACTGTTGAAAGGTATTTACCACGAGAACACTATGGATTGGTCAATTGATAAACCTAATTTTATTGAGGTGAATAATGAGCGTAATTAAAGACTATTCAATCCCTAGCTTGTTGTGTGATTTTTATAAAGTAGGTCATAAAGATCAATATGTAAAAGGCACAACTAAAATTTATTCAACTTGGACTCCACGTTCTAATAAATATTTTCCAAGAACTGATCGAGTTGTATTATTTGGCTTACAAGGATTTATTAAAAAATATCTTATTGACTATTTCAATGATAACTTCTTCTACCAAAATGAAGATGAAGTAGTTGATCAATATGTTCAATTTGTGAAAGAACATTTAGGCACTGATACAACAGGTGAACATATTCGAGCTTTACATAAACTTGGATATTTACCTATTTCAATTCGTGCGGTAGCTGAAGGTAGTTCAGTTAGTATTCGAGTTCCAATGCTTACAATTGAAAATACACACCCTGATTTTTACTGGGTAACTAACTATCTTGAAACGCTATTAAGTACAATGCTATGGCAACCTTGTACAAGTGCTACTATTGCAAGAGAATATAAACGTATTGCAACCAAGTATGCAAAAGAGACTTGTGATGATTTATTACACATTCCTTTCCAATGTCATGATTTTAGTATGCGTGGTATGTCAAGTTTAGAAAGTGCTGAAATTAGTGGTGCAGGTCATTTAACTAGCTTTATTGGTACTGATACTATCCCAGCTATTAATTATTTGAAAGGTTGGTATGGTAGCAATAGCTTAATTGGAAGTAGTATTAGTGCTACAGAACACAGTGTAATGAGTTCGCACGGTTTAAATGAATTAGAAACATTTAGATACCTGATTGAAGATGTTTACCCCACAGGTTTTGTATCAATCGTGTCTGATACTTATGATTTTTGGAAGAACGTTACAGAAACTTTACCTGAATTAAGATCTAAAATTATGGCTAGAGATGGTAAAGTTGTAATTAGACCTGATAGCGGTGATCCTGTTAAAATTATTTGTGGTGATCCTAACGCTGAACCAAATACCGCTGAATATGTAGGCTTAATTGAAAGTTTATGGGTTATTTTTGGTGGTAAAGTCAATTCAAAAGGTTATAAAGTATTAGATCCTCACATTGGTGCAATCTATGGTGATTCAATTACTTTAGATAGGGCTGAAGAGATTTTCAAACAGTTGAAAGCTAAAGGTTTTGCAAGTTCTAATATTGTTTATGGAGTAGGTTCATTTACTTACGCCTATAATACACGGGATACATTTGGATTTGCTGTTAAATCTACTTACTCAATTGTGAATGGTGAAGAAAGATTTTTATTCAAAGATCCTAAAACAGATGATGGTACTAAACGCTCACAACGTGGTATGGTGGCTGTTTTAAATAATGGTACTGAATTTAAAGATGGCTTAGGTGTTGTTGGCATTACAGATCTTTATCTTGAAAATGAATTAAGTCTAGTATTTAATAATGGTGAATTGAAGAAACATTTTACCTTAGATCAGATTCGTGAAAATGTTGATAAAGAACTTGAATTGCACTAAGTAATAAAGTAAAATAAAGGCTAGATAATCTAACCTAGCCTTTTATTATATGGAGAATAGTTATGTTAGAATTAGAAACAACAGGGCAATTTACAAGGTATGAGTATTTAAAAGTCGAAGAATCAGATGAAGGATTTTGCATAAAGGTATATGTAGATGAATGTGATGGTGTTGATTATGATCGTAACTTAATTCATTTCGCAGAAACAACTATTGTCAGGGAACAAGCGAAAGAATTGTTAGAATATTTAAAGGTAAAATTGAATGTCTGAAAATATTTACTTAGAGCAATATAGTACAGGTATTAGTGATAATAAATTGAAAGTTTGTATTTCAAACAAGCAAGGTGATATGCCTAGGGTTAGAGTATTTAAAAAAAGTAGCGTAGGTAGAAATGCGAAATGTTTAAAGATAACTATAGAAAAAGACCCAACTATTTATTATAATACTTTAAACTTACCTATTGATATTTTGAAAGAAATTAAGTTGTGGGTTTATTTAAATTATCCAGTTCTCTTAGAATTGTGGAATGAAGATACTGATTATTTTGATACTTTGCACTATCTTAATATGTTGCGGAGGATAGATGAGTAGAGTTAAGGAATTAAACGAAAATCTAAGGCTTAAATTTATTGAGATGGCTGTTGCTAATAGTAATGTAACAGGCATTCCTGGTTATTCTGTTTACATATCAGTAAAACAAGGTTCTCATGGGTCTAGAGTGAAAATTTACAAAGACGGTCAAATAGGTAGGGATATGCCTTGTGTCTCTATGTCAATTGAACAAGAACCTGAAGTGAAAAAGAATCATGGTTTAAAAATTAAGCCAAAAGAATTAGCTAATTTTAAATTATGGGTATCATTAAACAGGGTTGATTTGGATCGATTGTGGAAATACGGTGGCGATTATAAACAAATTTTAAAAGAGTTAGTGAGTATAAAAGACTATGAAAAATAAAGTTGATCAAGTAACAAAAAATTATGTAGAATGGGCTGTTAAACGAAATATTGCAAGCGATTTGTCTATGCACTCCCAATTTGTGAAATTGGCTGAAGAGGCAAAAGAGATTGCTGAAGGTGCAAAAGAATTATATACAGCCTTAAAAGATAATGATAAAGAAAAGCTTAAAAAGGCTTGCAATATGATTAAAGATGGCATTGGTGATACTGTTGTTGCAGCAAGTATTTTAGCTAAACAATATCAATTAAAAGATGCCATTGGTAGTGAGTTAGTAAGTAGTAAATTCTTTGCTTTAGCAAAAACAGAAAAAGACCCTATTGTAACAAGTATGTTAAGTGGTCAAATTGATACAGATGCTAACCACGCTTATTTTATTGCTACCCCTATGAATATGCTAACTTCAAACCTACTTATCAATTTAGGTGCTGTAGCAAGCGATGTAGCACGTGGTCGTAATCCTGTTGGGTCATTGAAATTACTTTGTGCTAATATTGAAGTGATTGCCTCATTCCTACAATTCAACTTGGCTGAATGTTTAGAAATGGTTTGGGATGAAATTAAAGATAGAAAAGGGCTGGTGGTAGATGGAGTGTTCATTAAGTTTGATGACCTTACAGAAGAACAAAAAGCTTTATTCAATAATCAAAAATAAAGCCCCTAAATCAACCATACAAGCAATTTTGTAGTTAGCTTGATAAATTGTATAGCTAAAATTTACAATGCAATAGAAAGCGATTCACGAACGATTTTAGCTATACTTTTATTTTTAACTTATCTATTGACTTATAAGGTAAATGTAGATAATATACAAAGGCAACAAAAACTAACTATAAGGAGCTTGAAATGAAAACTTTAACTACTAGCCAATATGTTTTGGAGCAAATTGAAAACAATAGATACACTGTTTTCAAAAGACAATACGATATTGGAATTACTACCGCTTATTGTGAAATTGATTTACACGAAGAAGTAGTAAAAGGTTTAGAGAAAAATCCAAATAGCGGTTATTGGGGCAACGTTATTTGTCAATGTGTAAATCAACGTGGCAAGCTTTATGAAAAATATAAAGTATAGGTAAAAGTATGAAAAACGTATTAATTATTGATGATATAAATTTACATAACCCATTTGCAGATGAAACTAAAAGGTTTGTATTGAACGTTGAAGAAATTGCGTACATTGAATTAGACTATGAGGAAAATAATTTTATTGTTGATCGAATTGTCTTAAAAGGTACAAAAGAGGTAAATTTCTATGTATCTAAAAGCTTTAAACTATTAGACAAATTAGGTAATTTAGGTGTTAGATATAGTAGGTAAAATTATGGCTAATAATTACAATAGATTTATTAAATTTGATAGCTATGACTTACATTCTTCATCGTTTGAAGTTGTAGTATTAAATATGGCAAGTATTGATAGTGTTGTTCTAAACAGAGCTACAACTAAAGGAATGCGTTTTGATTTAGTTTTTTCAGCTAATCAAAAAGAACCATACTATGTTCCTGTTGAATTGGAAATAACTAAAAAATTAGAACTGTTAGGAGATCGAATTTATGAAATTCAAAAACTTAAATGAAAACGATGTAGTATGGACTAATGACTTATACTATGATTTGTTTGAAGGTGGATACCTTGATCCTGAAACCTTTTTAGAAGATAGTGAAGAGGTTGCTAAGGTAAAACAAGCTATTGAAACAGTTAATAAATTTTTAGACGGTGCGATTGATTTAGGGTTGATCGTAGTTGAATAATTGAAGAAAGAAAATGAAAGAAGTACAAGGTTTAAGTCCAGCACAAGTTGAACATAATTTAAAGCATTACGGTAACAATAAGCTTACTGTAAAAGAATCAGCTACATTTTTAGAAATGTTTGTTGAATCATTTAAAGACAAGTGGATTTTAATTTTACTTGGTGCATTAGGTATTGAAATGTTATTCAATACAATTAAAACACTATACCCTCAAATTGGTGAAAGTGAGTGGTTAAATAGCTTTAGTATTGCTATCGCTATTTTATTAAGTACAGGATTCGCAACAATCTCTAGTTATAGTGCTGAAAAGAAATTTAATGCACTGAAAGACCAATCAAGCAAAATTCCTTATAAAGTTTATCGTAACGGGAAACTAGTAGAAGTTATGGTTGATGATATTGTAATGAATGATTTAATTTTAGTACAAACAGGCGATAAAATTCCTGTAGATGGTATTTTAATTGACGGTCATTTAAAAGTAGATCAGGCAAGTTTAAATGGTGAATCTGAAGAAGCTAAAAAAGTAGTTGGATCTACTAATAAATTTAAAGCTGATGATCTATTCAATGAATATAGTGTATTTAGGGGAACTGTTGTCACAGAAGGTGAGGCTATTATTCAAGCTTTAATTTTAGGTGATGGAACTATTTTAGGTAATATCAATAGCTCATTACAAGAAGATAAAAAACAATCTCCAAGTAAACATAAACTTGAGAAATTAGCTGACGGTATTGGTGTAATGGGTTATAGTGCTGGTGGATTATACTTTGTAATCAATATTGTATTAGGTTATATGGCTTTACAATCACAAGGCTTAACTCAAGATTATATGGCTATTGCATTGTTAGTAATGAAAACCTTAATGTTTGCTGTTACAATCGTTATCATGGCTGTTCCTGAAGGTTTACCTATGATGTTAGCTATGGTTGCTAGTATGAATAGTGGTCGATTGTTGAAAGAAAATATTTTAGTGCGTAATCCTGATTCAATTGAAACAGCAGGATATACTAATATCTTATTTAGTGATAAAACAGGTACATTAACAAATGGCGTATTATCGGTAGTTGATTTTATTGATGGTGAAGGTGGTATTTATCAATCCTTAAATACAATCAATCCTAAGTTAAAAGAAGGATTTGTTTTAGCTATGGGATTGAATAACGATGCTCAAGTGATTGACGGTAAGGCACTAGGACCGAATGGTACTGATAGAGCATTATTACAATATCTAATTGACAATGATTTATTAGGCAGTGTAGATAAAAGTAAAGTTGCTGAAAAAGAGCAATTTACTAGCACTAATAAATATGCAAGCGTTACAACTGATACAGGCATTAAATACTTAAAGGGTGCTGCCGAGGTATTATTAGCTAACTCAACCCATTATATTAAAGATGGCAAAGTAACAAAATTAACTCAAAAACATATTGATAAGCTAAATGAAATTAGTATTGAACAGGCTAATCGATCAATGCGTTTATTAGCGTTACAATATCAAACAGATGAACAAAAAGTATTGATTGGTTTAGTATGTATTCGTGACAATATGCGTGATGGAATGGCTGATACAATTAAAGAATTAAATCAAGCTGGTGTTCAGGTTGTAATGGTTACAGGGGATAGGAAAGAAACCGCTATTGCTATCGCTAAAGAATGTGGCATTATTCAATCAGAAGATGATGTAGCTTTAACCCATGATGAATTAGCTCAATTATCGGATCAAGAAGTGAAAAACTTAATGCACCGATTGAAAGTTGTAAGTCGTGCTTTACCTATGGATAAAAAGCGATTAGTTGATTTATCTCACGATCTAGGTATGGTAGGAAGTATGACGGGAGATGGCTCAAATGATGCTAGTGCGTTGAAATCATCTGATGTTGGCTTTAGTATGGGCGATGGTACCCAAGTAGCTCAAGAGGCAAGTGATGTTGTTATTGTAAATAATAGTTTAAGTAGTATTGAAAAAGCTATCTTGAATGGTCGAACAATGACAAAATCAGTACAGAAATTTATTATCTTCCAATTGACTGTAAACGTGGCAACAATTCTAACTTCAATTATTGCTCCGTTAGTTGGATTCCATGAACCATTTACTATCGTTCAAGTATTGTGGATCAACTTAATTATGGATACGTTAGCAGCATTGGCATTTGGTGGTGAACCAACTGATAAAGCCTATTTACAAGAAAAACCAATTGCAAGAAATGAAAGCTTAGTTACAGGCTACATGAAATCAAATATTGCTGTAAGTGCATTATTTATTGCTTTAGGTGTGTTAGGCATTTGGTTAAATGTATTTGGATTGCACGATTTAATCTCTGATCAATCTGAACCTGTAGTACGAACCTTTATCTTTACTTTCTTTATTTATGCTGTTATTTTCAATGGCTTTAATACTAGAAACAAAGGATTTAATGTACTGAAAAATATTACCAAAAACCCTAAATTCTTAGTAGTTATGATTGGTATTGGTATTGCACAATCATTAATTATTCAATATGGTGGTGCTATTTTCTCAACAGTACAAATGAACTTACATGACTTCTTGTTAGCATTAGGTCTAGCATTCTTAATTATCCCTGTTGATATGGTTAGAAAAGTGTTTGTTAAGTAATGAAATTTAAGCTAGGTAGAAATACCTAGCTTTTTTATTGACAAATTATTTATTTTGCCTTTATAATTTCAATAGTTAAACTATACTATAAGGAGTTTATATGTATCAACATAAAAGAGGGAAAATTAAGGAATCAGCAATTAAAGCATTAGTTACTGATCCTTTGTTTTCAAGTAAGATTGAAAAGCCCAAGAAAGGAAAAGGATCATATTCAAGAAAGAATAATAAAAAATCTGAAGGTTGGGAGGTTTAATGAATAATTTAATTAAAGCTATCAATTTATTGAGAACTAGCCAATCAGTTATAAAAGAATATACTCAAGGTGGGTGTTGGAATTTTGCTGAGGCGTTGAGATTACTACACAATCACAAAGATGGGTTAGTAGTTTATGATCAAATTGAAGGTCATGCTTACTATACTTATGATTGGGTAAGTTTTTATGATATTAATGGCGAACATAAATTTGATAAAGCTAAATCAAGTAAGTTTATGTATGGTGAAGATTTAGCTTTTATCAAACCTGAACAATGGTGTTCAGATATTAAGAATAGGGGTAATTGGGAAATCTGCATAGCAGACAATACAGGTATTATTACAAACGTAATTAGTTTTGATACTTATGAATCAATGAAATTCTTTTTGGAAAAAATTGATCAAAAAGTATTTGACAAGTACACTGTAACCATATATGATCAAAGTCGAGATAAATTAGTAGTTTGCACTGACAATGACAGTTGGCGTAAATTATAATTTAAAGAGTACACAAGAAATTGTGTAAAATGTTAGTATAGCAATAGCTATTTAATTTAAGAAAATCAAAGGAAAACAAAATGAAGAAAACTTTATTAGCAACTTTTATTATTGCAATGGCTTCTACAGCTTATGCAACAACTACAGGTAAAACACTGCCTACTGAACCATTTGTGGTAGATGGTTATACACCTGATACACGTTCATCTGAAGCTAAGGAAACTTACGCTAACCGAGTTACTAAATCAGATGTTGAAGGTAATAATCATTCTGTTATGGGTCAAGATAATACCGTTTTAGCTGAACATGGTAGTTCAAGCAACTTTGGTAATCAAAATGTAATTGGTGTAAATGCTAAAGATGGTAATATCTTTGGTGATGGAAACTCAATCACTGGCTACCAATCTCAAGCTATGGGGGATAACAACCATTTAGTTGGTGAACAAAATACTGGTATTGGTATGAACAATATTGTAAATGGTGATCACACCCATGCTATTGGTGGAGGTAATAATGTTACAGGTGATCAGTCTCTAGCAACAGGTCATTATAACTTAATTACTGGTGCAAATGCTGTAGCTATTGGTTACGACAACAAGGCATTAAAGAATGATACTACTGTAGTTGGCTCAGGTGCTAAAGCTGACGGTTTAAATGCATTAGCGTTCGGCTCTAAGACTACTGCAATTGGTGAATCAGCCCTAGCTTTAGGTACAGGTGCTAATGCTACCGCTGATTCAACAGTAGCGATTGGTAATGATTCAAATGCAACAGGTAAAAGCTCAGTAGCGGTAGGTGAATCTACCAATGCAACAGGTGTATTTAGTACAGCACTTGGTGATAGTGCTACAGCAACAGGAAATCGTACTGTAGCAATTTCTGTAGATTCTGTAGCTAAAGGGGATGAATCAATTGCTATTGGTGCAGCTAGTAAAACAGATGAAGGTGTTCGTACAATTGCTATTGGTGCTAAAACAGAGGCACAAGGTGAATCAGCTACAGTAATTGGTAGTCATTCAACAGGTAAAATTCGATCTACTGCAATTGGTGCTGAGGCAAATGCTGAAGTTCGTAGTTTTGCTGGTGCATATCAAGCTAACGCAACAGGTCAATCTAGTGTTGCTTTAGGTGATAATGCTAATGCTACACATGATAATTCAGTAGCTTTAGGATCACAATCAGTATCTAAAATTGAAAAGCAAGTTACTACAGCAACAGTAGGTACAAATACATATAATGGTTTTGCTGGTACTAACCCAATTGCAACAGTATCGGTAGGTGCTGAAGGTAAAGAACGACAAATTGTAAATGTAGGTGCAGGTGAAATTTCAGCAACTTCAACAGATGCAATTAATGGTTCTCAATTATATGCGGTAGCAAGCAAAATTGGTGATGCTGTTAAAGTTCCTGTAGTTGAACAAGGTAAAAATGTAACAGTAGATGTATCTACTAATGCAAATGGTCAAATGGTCTATACAGTAAACGCAAAAGACCAAAAAGATTATACACCTGAAATTTTAGCTAATACAAAACTTATCAAAGAAAATTCAGATAAGATTGCAACTAATACCGCTGATATTCGTAGTGCTGAAAAATTGATTGATAAGAATGCTAAGGATATTGCTGAAAATACTAAAGCTATTGAAGGCAATACTAACTACATTAAATCAGTTGAAGCTAAGTTACCTGAAGTAAAAGCTGGTGATAATACAACTGTAACAACTGAAACTGATGCTAACGGTAAAATCACTTATACAGTTTCAAGTAAGGATTATCAGCCTGAAATTGATAAGGTAGATACTAAGGCTGAAGCTAATAAAGCTAAAATTGCTGAAGTTGAACAAGAGGCTAAACGCCACACTGTAGTAAAATCAGGCAAACATACCACAGTTGAACAATCAACAGGTGCAAACGGTGAATCTATCTATACAATTAATGCTGACGTAGATCATTTAGCTACACGACAAGAAGTTAGAGATGTTGCTGATAACGTGACTTATCTAACACGTAAAGTAGATAACAATACTCAGGCTGTTGGATATTTACACGGTAAAGTTCAAGAAAATGCTCGTAAGATTGGTAACTTAGATCATAAAATTAATAAAGTTGAGAAAAAAGCTCGTGCTGGTATCGCTAGTGCAATTGCGGTAGCTAATATTCCTCAAGTAACAATCCCAGGTAAATCAGCTTTAGGTGTTGGTGTTGGTGGTCATAAAAATCAACATGCTATTGCAACACGTTATACTCGAATGTCTGATAATGGTAAATGGATCATTTCAGGATCGGTAGGTGTTACTACTCAACGTGAAGTAAACTATGGTGCTGGTGTTACTTATCAATGGTAATAGTTATAGGTAGGCAATATGCCTACCTTATATTGAAATATAAACTTGGAGAATAAAAATGAAATTATTTAAAACTTTAGTATTAGGCTTATCAATCGCATTAGTATCAGCTTGTGGAAATTTAAGTAAAGTAACAGATGAAGGCACTTTAGCTGATGGTCAAGAACTTGTCTGGCCAGAAATTGAAAAATCAACCTTTAATCACGATGGATCACAATTTGGTAGCTGGCCAAATCTTGAAAGCTTAAAATTAGTTGAGCTTAATGGCAAAGGTATGAATAAAGATCAATTACAAAATCTTTTAGGGCGACCACATTTTGCTGAAGGTTTGTATGGTGTTAGTGAGTGGGATTATGTTTTCAATTTTAAAGAAAACGGTGAACATAAAATTTGTCAATATAAGATCTTATTTGATAAAAATCACAATGCTCAATCGTTCTTTTGGAATCCTGTAGATTGTAAATTAGATTCTCAAGTACATGAATTATCAACTGACTTTTTATTTGATTTTAATTCAAGCAAATTATCAATACAAGGTAAAGTGTATTTAAAAGAATATGTTGAAAAATTAGCTAATGCCAAAGCACTAACAATCATTGGCTATACTGATAAATTAGGATCTGATAAATACAACCTAGCACTATCTTCAAAACGTGCAAAAGCAGTGAAAGATTATTTAGTTGCAAATGGTATCAAAGCTGATATTACAACACGTGGTGCAGGAAAAGATAGTAAGCAAGTATCTTGTGATAATTTTAGTAAAGATGAATTGATTGATTGTTTATCCCCAAATCGTAGGGTTGAAATTATCTCTTATCAATAAGATTTAACAATAGGGAAAGTAGTAATTCTACTTTCCTTTTTTTTTGTAATTTTTTTTCAAAAGGTATTGACAAGGTAATAAAAATTCCCATAATGCAAAGTGTAGGTTAGATAAACAACTAAAGGAGCTAAAAATGTTTACTTTCTATGTATCTTTTCAAGAATCAAAAAACTTTCAAAAATGGGAATCAGCTATCAAGGTTGAAGTAGCTGAAGATGGAATTGAAAGCAAAGTAAAAGAGCTTTATGAAACAAATAAAAAATTCTACCCTAATAAAACTTATGCTTTCATTGGAACAGAGGTGAATGGTACTTTTGATAATACTGAAAACGTTATTTTAGATTATCAAGCCACTATGAATTTCAATGAAGAAAATCCAACTTTAGAACGTTGGAAAGATTACTGGGTGCATTATAATTTTTAAGGTGGTTTATGTCTAGAGGTTATCAATTAAAACCAGATGAAATTTATGATATTATTGACTTGCTATGCAAAGAGAATTATAACCCTGAATGGGAAGAACAATATGATAACGACCAAGAAATGTGGTGGCGTTATATTGACCAAGATGAAGAATTTCAACAACATTATTAAATAAGGAAAAATTATGATCAACTTAAATTTAAAATGGGCAAAAAATGCAAACCAATTACACCTGGGATTGTGTGATGGTTATAAATATCTTTGTGTAAATTCTGATGGTGTGGTTTTTAAGCTTGTGTACAACAAAGACAATAATTGGTTTGTTAGTCCAAGTGGTAAAACTTATCAACTTGGGGGTTTTATTGAATTTAGCGATGGTAGTATTGAAGGATAAGTTATGCTAGAATTGACAAAGAAACAAGAAGAGGCATTATTTAAATGTCTAAGAAATCACTTAGAAACTCACCCTTATGCTATCCGTGAAAATTGGAATGGTAGAACGATTGAAACAAATAAGGTTAGAGTTCTATGGTATGCTGGTGGCAAAGGTCATTCATTCTTTATCTTGTCAAAAGATTTAAATACTGAAATCAATATCTATGATGGAAAGAATGAATTAGAATACGTAAAAGAATTTGCTCAATATTGCTACAGTTTATTCAAGCTTGGTAATGTAGTGCAAAATGAAAAGACTGAACAATTTTTAAGTGCGTTTTTAGGAGAATAATCATGGCTTTAAAAATTAAAATGTCAAATGAAGATAAAGACAAATTCCTGTATAATTTAACAGGTATTTTAGAAGAAGTTTTAAAGACTGAATACTATCAGACAATTGATTATGATTTTTCTAGTGGGGTCTAGATTATATGTCTTTGCAAACTTATCAATTGAATGGTATAGTGGCAATGGTTATAAAATCACTATCACTAATAAAGATGGTCATTATATTGATATTGATCATAAATCAAGCGAAGTGATGAATTTTATTTTATTGTTATCAGATATGTGGAATACCCCACCAACAATGAAATATAGCGATGAATTTTTACTTTCATTCTTACAAGGGGGAACAAATGAAAGAGTTTAATTTAGAACAAGCATTAAAAGGTGAATATGTTGTATTAAGAAACGGTAATAAGGCTTTAATCCTTAATCAATTACCTAATGATTTAAAATACGCTAGTGGAACTAATTTATCATATTGTTTGCATGGGTTAGTGTTTAATAAAGAAGGTGAAGTCGTAAGAACTTCAGTTGAATGGACTAAAAATGGAGAATACTCTACCATGTGTGATACTGAACTTGATATAGTTGGGATGTGGGAAGAACCACCTGAACGCATTACATTAGAAAATTTACCTAAACCTTTTATTCCTAATGTTGGTGAAAAATATTACTTTATCTTTTGGGAAGGTGGTATAGGTTGTGAGGAATTTGAAGGTAGCCCTTATGATTATGATGCTGCTAAAGGTGGTGGATGTTTTAGAACAGAATCAGATGCTTTAGAGTGGGAACGTGCTTTACAAGAAATTATGAAAAATTAATTAAGGAAATAAAATGAGAACACTTTTACTTTTACGTGGGGCGATGGGTTCTGGTAAATCAACCTTTATTAAAGAAAACGGTTTAGAACCATATACTTTAGAGGCTGATAGATTTAGAACATTAATCTGTAATCCACAATTAAATGAAAATGGGAATTGGCATATCACACAAAGAAACGATACTCAAGCGTGGAATATGTTATTAAGCTGTTTAGAAGAACGTATGCAACGTGGAGATTTTACAGTTATTGATGCAACTCATAATAGTCCTAAATTGGTTAAAAAGTATGTTGATTTAGCTGATCATTACAAATATTCAATTTTCTATTATCAACCTGAAACCACTTTAGAAGAGTGTATTGAGCGTAATGCTAAACGTGACCAATATAAATTTGTCCCTGTTGAAGCAATTAAACGTGCTTATACTTTAATTCAAAACGTAGATTTGCCAAGTCGATTTAAACGTATTTACTCTTTATCAGAAATTGATAATTTTTATATTCCTGATATTACTGGAAAATATGAACAAGTAAAAGTGATTGGCGATATTCAAGGATGTTATACAGTTTTAAAAGATGCTATCGGTGAAATTGATCCTAAAACACTATATGTATTCGTAGGTGATTATTTAGATCGTGGCATTGAAAATAAAGAAGTATTAGATTATATTTTAACTATCCAATCTTTACCTAATGTGGTTCAATTGGAAGGAAACCACGAGGCACATTTAATCAATTGGGCTAAAGGTTTAGAGGTTAAATCAAGATACTTCTTGCGAAATACTTTACCTGAACTTGTAAAAGGATTAGATGAAGAACAAGTAGTAGAATTGAAAAAATCAATTCGTAAATGGTGGAAACAAGTTAGACAGTGTTACGCTTTCAAATTCCATAATCAAAAATACTTGGTTACACACGGTGGCTTGACTAGCGTTCCAAAATTGACTTATATCTCAACTGAACAAATGGTAAAAGGTGTAGGCAATTATGAATCAAATGTAGGTGAATTATATCAAGATAATTACTTACAAGGTAAATGCCAAGATTTTATTCAATTACACGGTCATAGAGGTGTTGAAAGTAGCGATTATTCTTATTGCCTAGAAAGTGAAGTAGAATTTGGTGGTCATTTATCAGTAGGCTTAATTCAACCAAATAAACCTGTTGAAATTTTGCAATATTAAAATACTGTATTTAAAGTATTGAAAGCAGAAGAACAACAAGGCGATGAATTAGACCATAGAACAGTAGAAAATGAACAAGTGAATAAAATGTTATCAAGTCGTTTAGTTAAATCCAAGGCTTGTGATCATAATTTAATCTCTATCAATTTTAGTCGTATGGCGTTTAAAAAGAAAGCTTGGAACGATATGACAGTTAAAGCTAGAGGTTTATTTGTTGATAAAGTTAGTGGTGAAGTTAAATTGCGTAGCTACAACAAACTTTTTAACTATCAAGAGCTTACTGGAACAACTGATAAACGATCATTACAAGCTAACTTAAAATTCCCTGTTAAATTATGGTTAAAAGAAAATGGCTATTTAGGCATTCTATCTGTAATTGATGATGAGTTTGTTTTTGCTACTAAATCTGTAACAAACAGTGAATATGTAGATTGGTTTAAAGAGCTATTTTATAGCCAATTAAACGCTAAAGATATTGAACTAATTAAACAATTCATTACTGATAATAATTGTAGTTTAGTGTTTGAGGTTATTACAAAACACGACCCACACATTATTAAATATGATGAAGATAAATTAGTTTTATTACAAGCTATCAAAAACCAACTTGAATATGAGACTGTTGATTATGTTGATTTGGTTTTATCTACTAACTTAATATCTAAAGTTTTATTAGAAACAGTGGATAATTGGACTGAATTGGAAGATTGGTTCAAATGGGCTGATAAAAGTCAAATTGAAGGTTATGTAATTGAAGACCAAACAGGCTTTATGTTCAAGTATAAAGGTAAATATTACTCAGATTGGAAACGTAGAAGAGGATTAGCTGATTTATATAAACGCACTTATACCAGTAAATTCCCTTTCGCTAGATGTTTAGATACGCTAGATGTTGAGTTTATGACTTGGCTTACTAAACAACCAATTGAGAAAGTAATTGATAAAGGGATTATTGAATTAAGAGATATGTACTATAATCAATAATCAAATATAACCTACCTAAATCGCTTACTGTTGCATTATTTTAGTGTGGTAGTAGGATTGTTTAGGTAGGTTTTTTATTGCCTGAAATAAGCGTTATATTAAGGATTTTGATATACAATTAAATCTATCTATTATTATCATTATGGTGTATGGAGATAGATTTAGTTTGTTTTATAAGTGCATACACCATAGTGATAGGTTAGATTTATTTACTATTACCTATTGACAAGTAAGATCTAAGTAGGTTAGTATGTAGCCAAGTTAGATCTGATTAAGGAGTTGGTTTATGACTTACGAAAATGAAGATAATTTTGTTATCTTGGAACAAAAAGAATTTAAAGAATATGAAGTGCTATTAATTGTACATTCTGATGGTTTGTATGGAATTAGAATGTTAAAAGATGGTCATGAGCGTTATTATGATACATTTGATTCATTGCGTGAAGGATTAGATTATTTTGATTCAATTGATAGTAAGCGTATTGTTCATGGTTATTTTTCAGCACAAAATAAGCACTATTCAAAGGTTGAATTAGAGAAAATTATCAAAGAAGAATATAGTAGAGATATTTTAAATCCTACTTTATTTAGCTTTACAAATAATGCTTTCTTTACACCTGATACAAGAACTTATACTAACAAAATCTATTCAACTAAATCTGATGTAATTTATATTACTTATAGCGATATGAAAGAGGATCTATTTTAATGATAGTGAATGATTATGTTAGATTGAGAAAGCCATTACAAATTAAGGATATTGTAAAAGGCGATGATTTATTAGAGTATTTTATTGTTGTAGATAGTGAAGATCTAGGTTATGGTTTTCCTACTAAATACTATGCAATAAATGTCTTTACAAACGATACAGCAGTAGTGTATTATAATTGGCATAGGGTTAGTAAATTTAATCCTTGGTATTGGGTATTGAGATTATTTGCATTAGTGTAAGGAGCAAGTATGTTTAAGTTTTTTAGTAAGCTATTTAAAGAAGAAGTGAAAGAACAACAACCAACTGAGAAAAAATATGAAGGTTATTCAGGTACTTTCTATATGCCAAATTCTGGGTTTGCTTTTAGAATGGGTGACGAGGTTGCTAAAGAATATTTAAAAGATACAATACTTGAATATCTTAAAGAAAAGAAAGGATTAGTATTAGATAAGTCAAATATTGTAGTAAAAGAAAACCCTCAAAGTAGAGCTTATTCTGAACCTGTGTTAATTGAAATTACTTCAGTGAAAGATAAAGAAAAAGCTGTAATTATTGATCAATGTCTTGAAGAGTATTTTGCAAGATTTAGATTTTTGCATAGCACACAAAAGATAATTAAACCAATTTTAGATATTACACCACTTGATTTAGAACATAGTGGCTATATTGAAGGTTATGTAAAATTTGAAGATTTAGAAGATTATAGAAACCACTTTAAGGCAATTAAAGTTCATAAAATGCCTTACTATTTTAATGATTTAAAATTTTATCTAAGTAATAAAAAAGACGTAGTAGTGCATAAAGATTTATGTAATTGTGGTTTTTATACCTTTACTTTTGAATTAAATGGTGATGATGGTTTTTCTTGGAAAGTTAAATTTTATGAAAAACAACCTATTGACTTAAGTAAAGACTACCAAAATATTGTAATAAAGGTTGCGAACAAATTGGTTTGTGGTAATTATTTTATTCATAAAATCAAGTAAGGGTAAAACTATGTTTGGATTTTTTAATACAAAAGTAGAAGAAAATACAGATCAAGAACAAGAACAAGAACAAGAATTTAGTGAACTTGAAAACAAAGAGTGTAAAGTTATTAAGCCTACTGTTATACAAGTACGTGGTAAGCCTTATACTTACCCTTTATTCATACTATTGACAAAGATTAAGTAAAGGATAAATCTATGTTTAAATTTTTAAAATCACTATTTGGTAAAAATTTACCTAATCCTTATAATGATTGGAAAAGTATCATTGATCCAAGTGTATTACAAGAGTACAAGGATAAAAGCTTTACTGAAACATATTATAAGAAATATTATGATATTTATTGTTCTGATATATTAAGAAAACAGATCATTGAATATATTACTAACCAAATTAAGTCCATCTTTAATGATTTAGTGATTGGCGAGGATTATGTTTTTGATCTTGTATATTCCAATCAAGTAGATAAGTCAGAATTAGGGCGTTACCTATCAAGTAAAGATATTGAACGCAATTATCATTATCAAGAGCATTTATATCTCTACATTGGCTTTAATAAAGAAAAGGCTGATGGAAAAGACAGTTTTTATTGGTTCAAATGGAGAGCTATTGTCCGAAATTTAGAAAGCGGATTAAGGGCTTATTGGATTATTAAAGATTGGATTAAACAAGATAGAAATTTAAGGTATGCAAATGATAAACACAAAACTACATTCATTCAAGACTTAGATAAATTGGGGAGTAGCTATTTATTTGATACTTATAAGTTTGATTCGTATGCCAAAGAATTGAAAGAGCTTATTAAAGTTGATTTAAAAGCACAAGAAGAAATCAACTATCCATATATCAAAATTGAGCATAAATCAAATTCAGAAATTGAAGTAAGTGTTGAATATGATAAGTGGTTAGTTAAAGATAAGTTGGAAGTAGTTGATCAATTGGTTACACTAACTATTAAGGTCAATATTGGTCGATTATACACTACTAAATACTTCTATCAAAACTTATTAAATCAAGGGGAACAATAAGTATGAAATGTTGGGATGAAGGAAAAGAATTAAAAGTATCGTTAAGTGATGAAGATATTGAAGATTTAAAATGTAATCTATCCAAGGCAAGATATGTTGAAGAAGGTTATAAGTATAGTTTAGTTTTTAATCGCACCTCAATTAGTATGCTTACAGGTGGCGGTGAAGTTAAGTTTATTATTCGTATCAATCAAGCTATTAATGTATGGTTTGAAATCTGTAATAAACAAACTGAATTAAGACAATTAATCTTATCAAAACGTGAAAGTGAAATGAAATTGAAAGAGCATTACAATTATGGTCGATTGCTAACGTTGTTTCAAGAAGATATGGAATAGTGCTTGACAAGTGAAAAATAGTAAGTTAGTATTATCTTGAATCAATAAACAAACTAAGGTGGGAATTATGAAGTATGTTGCAATTGATGATTTAAATATGGGTTTAGTTTATATCAATCCAAATCAAGTCTCTTCATTTGGTTTAGTAGAGCGTGATCCTGACAATTACAACAAAGACATTATTTATATCAAAATGGCGAATGATGATGTGTTTGAAGTATTGGCAAGTGATTATGATAATTTTGATGATTTTATTGAGCTTATTTCAGATAATTAAGGATATGTTATGAAAAATGAAGAAGTTAAATTAATTGATTGCCTGATTAAACTAGGTCAAGGTTTAATTGTAGTATTAGGGGTGATTGGGTTATGTTGGTTATTTTTAGCCTTTAACCCTTAAATTAGTAGAGGAAATACAAATTTAAAATTGACAGAACAAATTGCCAAAGCATTAACTCAAACTATCCCTCAATTTGTTGAAAAGCAATGGGTAGGTTTAGTAGTAGGTTTTGTGATTGGTTGGTTATTCTTTTAAGGGGTAATTAGAAATGGCATTAGTGCTAAGATTTTTAGTTACATTCTTCTTTATCTTAGGTGCGGTTGAAGCGTTTCGTTGGTTATTTTTTAATCGACAAGATAAAGAAGTGAGATCGTTTATGAAAAGATGGTCATTATCAATTGGATTAGCTATATTTATTAGTCTATTGTTAATGCGTTAGGAGATTAGTATGCAAAAATTTACAGCTCAAGAATTATTAGAGTATGCTTTAAAAAGATGGTAAAAGTTATGAGATTTTAAACTTACAAGATGAAGATCTAGATTTGGAAGTAAATTGGAAAGGTCTTGACAAGTAATATAGTAGGTGATAGTATGGCTTGGGCTGAAGATAATAGAATGGATGAATATGATGATGATGATTATGGTGTAATTTATATCAAGTCATTATTATATGAGACAGAAAAGGCTTATTTATTCCACGATAATTACGGTGATTTTTGGATTGCGAAAAGTATTGTTTATGAGCAAAAAGGAAATAAATTATATGTGGCTAATTGGTTCAAGCCTACTTATCTAAAAGGTACATATTTCAAAGGTAAAAGAAAATGAGACTAGAAGAAATCAAATTGTTAAAGGTTGGTGATATTGTAGTTGATAATGTTAGTAAAGCCGAATTTATTGTTACAGATATTGACGAAGATGACAACTTACCACTATGCTTACAACTAATCTCTGAAATTCAATATCCTATCTATCTTAACTATTTAGTAGGAGCAACAAGTATTTATGCTGAAAAAGGCGATGAATATTGGGTTTATTTAAATCATAGTATTGCTTATGGTGCTTATTCTTACCCTACTACTTATGCAAATAGAAAAATTATGACTTGTGAAGATTTAGTTTTAAAATCAACATCACCTTGGATTAAACCAACTGAAAATGTTGAAAAATATGATTGTTTAATTTCTCTTAATGAATTAGTTAAATTATCTGAAAAACGATTAGCGGAAGATTTAACTACTATCAACCAAGTTATTCAACAAAGATATTTATACAACAAAGAGGTAGCAATTTCCCCTAGCTTATTAAAAAGTAAACCTGAAGATAAAGCACTAATTGAAGAAATTAGAGCAAGGGGTTATACGGTTAAAATTAGTGATGGCAGATTAGTAATTAGTGGTTGGTAATTATGGTTTATGAATTATTGAAAGGTTTGGTATCAGGCTTAACTTTAATAATGGTTATGGGATTAGTGTTATTTGTGCTATATGAATTTGATAAACGAAAAGGAAAATAGGATAAAGTAAAATTATGAGCGTTACAGATTGGAAAATGCAAGAAGAGTGGAAAGAAGAACTTGATGGGAAAAGACGTATTCAAAAACCTATCTTTAATGAAACTGAACAAAGCGAACCATTAACACCTATTGCAACTTTAAAACAGTTGAAAGATAAAAAGTATGATGAGGCTTTAAGAAAGATTGATTTTCATATTAAGTCTAATTTTATGAAATACAATTCAGTCTATATCTATCAAGCCTTACTATCTAATGATGTAAAAATTGAAGATACAGTTTTGCATGAAAAGATCAGACAACAAGGCTATAGTTTAGAGATTGTTTACAGTCTAGCAAATGTAGTTGAAAAGCTAGTTATTTATGGTTGGTAACAATCAAGACGTATGTGTAGGGAAACCTACTTAATTTTATTAAACAAGGTGAATTTTATATGAAGAAAAAATTATTAGTAGCATTGGCAACAGCAATGGTTGCTACACAAGTACAGGCAGCAAGTGTACAAGAATTAGAAAATACTGTAAATAATCAGTGGAATGTTGTTTTAGCTAATCGTAAATTGATTACAGAACAGAAAGAGAAATTAGCTGAAGTGGCTGATGAATTGGATTATCAAACTCAATTCATTCGCCAAAATAGTGAGGCAATTATTCAGACTCAACAAGCGGTAACACGTGGATTTAAAGTTCCCCAACAAGCTTTAGATCGTATTGGTAATTTAGAAGATAAGTTCCTTAAATCAGACAAGAAACATTATGCTGGTGTTGCTAGTGTTGCTGCTATTGCAAGCATTCCACAAGTCATTAAAGAAGGAACTTCAGGTATTGGTATTGGTGCTGGATATAAACATAATCAATCAGCCTTAGCGATTGGGTATTCAAAAGCAACTAAAAAACATATCTTCAAGGTATCTACAGGTTTTGATACTCAAAAAGATGTAACAGTAGGCGTTGGTTATTTATACCAATACTAATTGAATAATTGAACTGATATGGAGTAAATTATGGAAGACAGTTTATTTTTATTTTTAGGTGGATTAGGAACTTCTTATACAAGAGAAAATCCACCAGAAGAAGTAGATGAAAGTGGTGTATATAAGTTTGATAGAGTGTTTTGGTAGATATGAAAACTTCAGAAAAATTACTACAAAAATTAAAAACACAATTTCCAAAAGAGTGTGGTCACCTTACAAATCTATACCGATGTTATGGTATTAATGATGGGGTTGTTTTTGTTGGTCATCTTATGGTAAAGGATCAGTTTTAGTATCTAGTTATGATACTATGACTGAATGCTTGAAAAAAGAGCTAATACTAGAACCTGCCAGTTTAAAAGATGGATATGTAAGTTATTTAGTGGGTATTGTTGATTGATAAGAATAGCTAGGTTTTTTAATCTAGCTATTTTTTTTATTTTTTTTTAATTTACTTATTGACAAACGATTTCAGATCCCTATAATAAGAACCGTAAAGATTGATAAGCAAATAAGGAGCTTGAAATGATAAAAGTAATTAAACACCCTATTCGTGAATGGTTTATGGGTAGTTATGAAGACTTGTGGGGTGTTGGTAATAGCTTAATCACTTGGGAAAAACACAAAGGAATGAGTACGCCAATCAAAATTATCAACGGTGAAAAATACGTAATTAGTGGTAAAGCTCACCCATTAGATGACAACGATAAAAGTTGGCAAGCGATTGAAGAACAAATTTTATTAAAAGACTATCTTGAATCTAACCTTGTTTTAGATTATGATGATAACGGTTATTGTTTGAAAGAAATTAAATAAGGAAGACGGTATGTTCAATTTAGAATTGCAATGGATACAAAAGTGTGATGTGAATCAAGATACTTTTTATAATGGTGAAGAAGTAGTATGTGTTAAGCCTAACGGTCAAATGTTTAAATTAGCTTACAACGAAGAAAAAGGCTGTTTTGTTGATCAATTAGGAAATGAACACGATTTCAATGATTTTGTAGAATTTTGTGATATGCAAGTTAAGTAAGGGGTTAATTATGTACGTATCAAATAAAGAAAAATTATTCCAAGCTGTTTCTAATCTTGACTTAGTTAAAATGACAAATTGCTTAGGTAGTGAGTATTTTTGGGATCAATTACCTAAATTGCTAGAGTGTGATTATGACCAAGACTTTTATGACAGTTGGGATGAACGTGGATTAGAAGAAACATTAAATAGCTTATCGGATGGTCTAGATTTACAAATTAAAAACCTACTGAATACAATTGGTGAATATATTGATGAAGTTGGCTATTAAGGATTGGCTATGAAAAACACACCTATCAATCAATTTAAACAAGCATTAGAACGATATTTCACAACCTATAAAAACTACTTTAGTAGTAAGTTATATTCAATTGATCACGGTGGTTGTGGTGAATTTGCTTATCTACTCAAACAACCACTAGAAACGCTAATCAATCATTTTGAATTAGACGATAAAGTAAAAGTAAGTTATGTATTTCTAGAAGTGGATAGTAAAAATATTAAAGCTATCAAACAAACTAATAAAAAATGTATCAAGAAATTTACTAAGGCTTGTGAGGTAGATTCTGATTTATATATTTTGAATGATATATTAGGTGAATTTGAATTTAATCACGTAATGATCAAGTTGAAAATTGGATCGGAGTATTGGTTTTTAGATAGTAGCTCAATTTACAAGTCCTATGATTCGCTACTATCAAATGAGGGTGATATTAGTTTTGTAAGTAGCGATTTTGATTTGCTCAATAGAATGGTCGATACAGATATTTGGAATGATGTGTTTGAATTTTACCAAGATAGAGGTGAGGCTATTGAACGAATTGGAAAGCCACTACAAATTATGGCTAACAATCTGATCAAAAAACTATAACCCCCACAACCCCTAGCAATTTAGTTAGGGGTTTTTTGTTATTTTAGTATATGAATTAGTTTCAAGTTTATTTAATTTTGTATGAATAAAATAATTATTGATTTTTGAAAAAAAAATTGAAAAAGGTATTGACTCTGATCTGAAAATCCTTATAATAGCCACTGTAACGAGATGATTGATTTCACAAATAAGGAGTGAAAAATGAATAACCAAGAATTGAAAGCAAAACTAATTGAACAAGCAAAAGAAATCCTTCCAAAAGGTTTTGGGATTAGCGTAAGAATTGAAGCTTGTAGTGTATTTACAGTAACTATTAAAAGTCCTTACGCTTTCGCTCACTTAGATAAACTAGAACCTGTTAATTCTTGGTTACAAAGAAATTATCTGAAACAAGTTGAAAAAGTAAGAGAGATTAACCACTACTATATTGAAGATCATTTCAATATTGAAAATGAACAAAGTAAAGAGTTAGTTGAAGTATTAGAAAAAGTAACAGAGATTTACCAAAACTTAACAGCTGGTGATGGTTGGTATGATGAAGCTGACCAACGTTGGGTATCTTTCACTTACTTACACCTTTACTTAAAACCAAGTAAAAAAGCGATTGAAAATGCTGAATATAAAGTTGCTGAATATACTTGGAATGAAAATGAATTAGCGTATAATGTAGTTTGTAAATAATAGTGTAGGTAGGGTTGATTAATATTGACCCTACTTTATTTTACCTTTAAATTAGGAGAATTTATATGGGTAGTTATAATATCAATTGTGGCATTTCTGATTTGCCTGTTGTTGAGGGTGAAGAGGTTTTTGTTATTCCAATTCAACGGTGTGTAGAAGTAGTAAGTGGTAAGGTTATTTCAAGACGATGTATGGAGGGTAATGATGTTTATATTGATCATCTTGGGTGTGATTCTGATAGTTGGTGGAAGCCTTTCAGTTCAGCGTTTAAAGCTAAATACACAGGCTACGGTTCATTTATTCCAAATGATTTGGAAGAATTAGAAAAAGGATTATATACTCGCCTAAATGATGATTCAGGTTTTAATAACATTGCAGTCACAGAACAAGGTGAAAATGAATATCACGATCTAGCTTTCAATTGGGCTAAACTTAGTCAAATTGAAAATAAAGAAGAAAAATGGAAAAAGGTTGAAAAATGTATCAATAAAAATCGTGTATTTGTTGAAGAATGTTTTTTCAATCCCACATTAACACAACTTTCATTCTGTGTAATGAAGGCATCTGTTTATGATTTCTTTTTGAAAAAATGTACAAAAGAAAAATCGGTCAATCCTGTTGATATTTTTCACTATTTTTCTAAACGTTTATTACCTTTCTTTTATCAATCAGAATGCAATGATACGTATTCAGAATTGATTAAATACCAAAAGCAAGAAATGAAAAGATTGGAGAGTAGATATGATGATTAATGTTTTAGTTTCTACAGTGGCGTTCGGTTTAGTATTAGTATTGGCTTATTCAATCACTAAACGTATTTAAATATAAGTGCTAGGTGAAAATTTAATCACTTAGCATTTTTTTATTTTTTTTGAAAATAGTTGTTGACATTGGTTTCAAAATCCCTATAATAGAAATCGTTGGGCGGTTAGTTGATTTGACCACGATTGATAAAGAAAAGTGAGGTTATTATGAAAAATGGTAATGTATTAATTGGTTTAGTTGTGTTATCTTTCTTATTATTCGCACCAATCGCTGTGGCATTAGTTTTGTTATAATCAAGTAAATAAGGGGTTTAAAATGAACAGCAAATTAAGTCAATGGATTTTAAAATTAGATCTTAACAAAGTATATGAAGATGAATTGCCTGTTGTTTGGAAAAGAAAGGATAATAGCAATGACAGAAACTATGAATTGGAATAAAATTGTTCTAGGTGAAAAAGAAGTAAATATCCCACCTAGATTCAATTGGGTTGCAATGGATCAAGATGGTTGTTGGTTTGCTTTCACTTCTAGACCTTATATTTCCCATGATAAGTTTTGGGGGAATATAAATAGTGAAAAAATTTGGATTGGGTTTATTGATTATAAAGCTCAAGATTGGAAAAAGTCAGTAAGAAAAATTTAAGGATTAGATATGAAAGACGTGAAAGTAAATGGCAAAGTGATTGAAGTAGAAGATCATTTCAATTGGCTAGTAAATGATGTTGATGGTGTAGTTTGGGTTGTAGCAAAAAGACCAGTTTGGCTTGAGGATTATAAGACTTGGATTCCTGATGGTTTTGGTGATATGAAAATTTTATACGAACCTGATCAACCAATCGACCAACAAGCAACACTAACACAAATTTAATCCACCACCCCTAGAGAAATTTAGGGGTTTTTTATTGTCTAGGTATATGAATTGAATTAATAATATTTGTAATTTATATGAATAAAATAATAGTAGAAAAATGTAAAAAAGTGTGATTTAGATATTGACATTAGATCTAGGATTGCTATAATGACCCTGTAAGTTAGTTAATAGACAAACAAATAAGGAGTTTAAAATGGCTAGTCGTTCTATGATTGGATATGAAAAAGAAGATGGTTTAATTGTTTTTGTATATTGCCACGAATTAGGTTATCCAAACTATTAATTAAGTTTATTGATCAGTGAATATATGGATCGTAATAAAGTGATTGATTTAGTTGCAAAAGGATCAATGCGTGAATTAAAAGAGAACATTAATGAGATTAGTTTTTTCAATCAAGGTTATGTTAGCGTATGTTATAGTGCTTGTAAGAAAGGTGATTATATCCAAGCAATGAATGAATCAGGCTGTAATTATTGCTACTACTTAGGATTAGATGGTAAATGGCACTATGGATTAAGTTCATTAGGTCAAGATATTACCAAACCTGAAAGCCTACCAAAAGAAATTAAAAATAAATTTGAAAAAATTTAAAAATAGTTATTGACAATGATCTAAAAATCCCTATAATTGGAACTGTTGAAAGGGTTGATAAGATTTCAACCCTAACCAAGAAATTAAACTAGAAGGAAATTTATTATGGCTACACGTTCATTAATCGGTTTAGAAAATCAAGATGGATCAATCAATTATGTTTATTGCCACTATGACGGTTATCCTGAATACCAATTGAAAATGTTATTAGAGCATTATCAAGACAAAAACAAAGTGGCTGAATTGATTTCAAACGGTGATTTTAGCCAATTGAAAGAAGAAATTGATCAGATTAGTTTTTATAAAGATAGCCATAATGAAGTAGTTGATATTGGTGTTTGTTTTAGTCCTAATGCGTATCAAGCTAAAATGGAAAAACACGGTTGTGATTATTGCTACTATCTAAATAAAGATGGCGAATGGAAGTATTTTGAAAATCAATGGTAAGGAGTAAAGTATGAAAAGAGTTAAATTAGAAATCGGAGTTAAAATGAGTGATAATATGAATTGGGTTGCTATTGACGAAGATAGAAAAATGTGGGCTTTTGAAAATGAACCACTACCTTCTTACCATGAATATGATAAAGAAGAAACAGGGAAAGGTGTTTGAGTTGCTCCAGGTGATTTTGAGTTTATTATGCAAATTGACAAGCCAGCTAATTGGGAAAGTACATTAAGAAAAATTTAATCAAATAGAAAGCTAAGATAAAAATTCTTAGCTTTTTTTATTTTCTCTATTGACAATTGGATTTAGATCCTTATAATAAGAATTGAAGGTTAGGCAAGGTGCTTTAATCAAATGAATAAGGAAAAATTATGAAATTTGTACTATCAAACTCAATGAACGAAGAACAAGTATTAACTATCTTAAATGAGTTCAGTAGATTAAGCCAAAAAAGAACTCCATGCTATCTTGCAATGGATAATGACCACCCATTAAAACAGTTAGTATTCAAGTTCTTGCGTGAAGAAGATGCAAAAGACCATTTACCAAGATTAAAAAGTCAAGTAACGTGTAATAATTGGAGCGAATGGAGTACTTGCTATCACAATTTCTAATTCATTTCTAAAATATTAAACCCTCTTAATGAGGGTTTTCTTTTATCTAAAATATCCCACAAAACCCACCTAAATCAATCATAGTTGCATTATTTTACTTAACTAATACAATCATTAGGCTTAAATAGAAAATGCTTGTATGGCGTTTATATTGCGTTTTATTAGATATAAAAAAGACCCCTAATATGCTATGTTGAATATTAGGGGTAAATCTCAAAACGAGGTTACATGTTTTTGTTTATTATTGTAATAATTCGGTCAATTGGGTTTTTAATTTCACTACTAACTCAATATCTACTTCTTCTACGTTCATTGTAGAAAGCAAAGAAATAAAGGTATTTCTTAGTTCTTTCTTAGATTTCAAGTTGTCTAAGTAAGCATCTAGTTCTTCTTGGGTTTTAAATAAGAGAGTGTCAAATTTACCATCTTTCGTATAGTGAACAATACCATATTTCAATGACATATTATAATCGATACCCATACACTTTAATATTGCGTATTCTTCATCTAATTCCCCTACAATATATTGGTTAGTAGTTCCCCAAAAGATTGAATAGCCAAACAATACATCACCCACTTTTAAATTCTGTAAGAAGTGGGTGCGGTTGATAATATGACCATCAGGCATTAAAATTTTGTCTTTGTTTTCCATTTTTATTTCCTTACTTAGTAATTTTGGTGGCAATTATATGCTTTCTTTAAAACATATAAGATATTTTTAAAGATAACGTTAAGATTGATTTTTTCATCAAACCCCTCATTATCTGTTACAAAGAAAATAATATTTTTAGAGAAATTACTATCAAAGAAAGACCCACAACTATAACTATGAGTACCAGGCATATTCATCAATTCTTCAGAAGTTGGCATAATAAGACCTTTAACACCAAATTCCTTTAATGCGTTTTCATTGAAAGTAAATGATGCAATTTGATCATTATTGATATAGATTAGCACTTTTTCAAAAGAAATAACAAATTGAATCTCTTCCACATCAGTCACATTAAAAGTAGTATTATTTAATCTAACCTTATAATTAAAAGGTGGTGTGATTCGATTTTGTTGAGTTAGCTTTTCAAACATACTCATAATTTGATCCTTATCTAATTTAAGTTAGTTTTAGTATAAGTCAAGTTTTAGTTTTGTGCAAGTGGTTTTTTGTGTTTAATTAAGATCCTAGAATACTTTTCCACCTTTACCCCATTTAGCATAATTACACCACACCCTTTACCTTTTTTATACCTTGGGTCGTTAAACCAAGTAGTAGTTATACCTACAATCTCAAATTGGTTAGGATCATACTTATCTAAAAATGAAATTGGAACACCCATTACTCCATCATAATCTCTAGGGATCGCTTCAGTTCTAGGCACTTCAATAGCATTATAATTTTCATATTCCAAATAAGCACCTAATTCAATTAGATTGGGGTTTTTATCTAAATTCTCTTGCATAGTTAAAAGTTCTAAAGGTTTTGTTTTTCTGTTGAACTCTATATTTGTGTACCAAATTGCTGGAATTGATTTTAATGTTTTATCTTCAGACCTATGATCAATAAAATTCATACTTCCCCATTTTAAAGACCCAGACCACATTTTATTATTCTTTATCAGTGGAAAGAACGCTTTAGACCCAACA